ATGGCAGCACCTAAAAAGGTCGATGGAAAGTGGCGGCATAGGGTGATGGTCAGAGGTAAGCGCACCTCGGGCACATTCGATACCAAGGCGGCAGCCCTCGCCTGGGAGGCTGAGCAACGAGCGGTCGCGAGGTCCGAGCCAGGCGCCACCACGCAGACCTGCAAGGATGCATTTGACAAATACGAGCGCGAAGTATCGAGGAAGAAGAAGGGCCGTCGGTGGGAGGCGCTCCGCCTCGCTGCTTTCGGCCGCCTCCAACTTCCCGCGATGAACAATGCCGTTTTTGGCGAGCTCAAGGTCAGGGATATCAACCAGTCCCATATAGCCGCATTTCGAGATGCCCGCTTGGAATCCGTCACCGGTGCGACGGTGGACCGCGAAATGACGCTGCTGTCCAATGTCTTCACCATTGCCCGCAAAGAGTGGAAATGGATCTCCGCCAGCCCGACGACCGATGTCAGCCGCCCCAAGAGTGCGCCACCACGATTCCGCCGGATCAACCAGGAGGAGATCGATCAGATCTGCATCGCACTGGGCTGGCAGAACAAGGTACCGGCGACCAAGCAACAGCGTGTGGCCGCCGCCTTCCTGTTCGCCATCGAGACGGCAATGCGCTCCGGTGAGATTTGCAAGCTCACGAAGGCTACGGTATCCGCCCCTGTCGCAACAGTTTTGGACCCGAAGAATGGTGAGGATCGTCGCGTGCCGATGTCCCCCCGTGCCATCGAGTTGTGGAATATGGTGGGCGACGGTTTTGGCATCAGTTCCCCATCTATTGACGCCATATTTCGGAAGGCTCGGGATGAGCGCACCACCATCAAGGATCTACACTTTCACGACACTCGGCACGAAGCCATAACCCGCCTGGCAAAGAAGCTACATGTCCTCGACCTGGCCAGAATGACCGGGCACAAGGACATCAAGAAATTGATGATCTATTACAACGAGTCAGCGGAAGATATTGCAGCAAAATTGTAGTCGCCCCCCTATCTCAGCATCCTCGCCTCGTGTTTCGTCAGTTCGCGCTCCGGGATGTCGTAGCGGCAGAACCAGCCGTCGCGCACGACCCGTTGCGGCCGGACGCCGTGCGCGCTGTGAATGCGCAAACCTCCCAACTCGAACCCTTCTTCGGACATGAATTCGATGTAGGCATCCACCAGACGCTTCGTCGGCAACGTTGAGATCGAGTAGCTAAGCAATTCTGCGCAGGTTGTCTGCCGCTGCAGTTCGCTCGAATATTGATCGCCGAGGGCCAGCCGGCCGCCGCTGCCGCTGCGCTCGCGCCAAGCGCGGCCAGGATCGCGAACGCCGGCGGTATAGGTGTCGATGACCTTGAAGCCGGCCGCGCGCTCCGGCGGCGCCAGTTGGCACAGCCAGGTTTGCGCCACGCCGCGGATGACATGCCCATCGCGCAGCTCTTCCACACCGCTCAGCACCAAGGTCCAACCTTGGAACTTCACCGGGCGCGGCAACTTCAGCTGCGCGAGGATGCGCTGCTCACCGATCGGCATTAGCCTGGCCACCTTGATCGGCCGGCGGTTGCCCTGCTCCGTGATATCGACCACCACCACCTCCAGCAGCGAAGCGCCCTCCACCGCTGGCACCGGAGCCGGCAGCACCGCGCCATCCTCTCTTCGAATTGTTACCCACGCGCGCATGCTAATTGCCTCAAATCAATAACTGTACAAACATACAGTATAATCAGCAAAACAAAAACGCGCTATTATTTGTATATCAACACTGGAGATTCTTGCTATGTGCGTGAACTTTCGACCGCCGGATCCTGAAATGCTCGAGGCTGTCATGGGCGTGATCATCGACCTGCACGACACTGGCTTCTGGCGGGCGGAGACCTGGAAGGACTACGGCGCGCCGATCGTACGCCGCAGCGCCAGTGGCCAGCGCGAGGGCCTGGTGGCAACCTACGGGATGGTGCCGCGCAAGCGCATCCCGCAGGGCGTGAAGCCCTTCGACACGATGAACGCACGCGCCGAGACGGTTGGCGGGCTGCGTTCGTTCTCGGGCGCCTGGAAGAAATCGCAGCTGTGCTTGGTGCCGATGACTGCCTTCTACGAGCCGAATTACGAGAGCGGCAAGCCCTTGCGCTGGGGGATTGGTATGGCGGACGAATCGATGTTCGCCGTCGCCGGCCTGTGGCGGGAGTGGGAAGGCGAAGCCGGGCCGGAGCATTCGTTCACCCAGCTGACGATCAATGCCGACGAGCACCCGCTGATGCGGCGCTTCCACAAGCCGGGCGATGAGAAACGCGCGCTGGTGATCGTGCCACACACAGAATGGGATGACTGGCTGAACTGCAGCGATCCCGAGTATGCGCGCAGCTTCCTGCGGCACTACCCGGCCGAGCTGATGCGCACCTGGGAATTTCCGGTGCCGCCGCGGGCGAAGAAGGCTGAGCCGGAAACGCCGGCGCCAGATGTGCAGATTGGGTTGCTATGAGCGATGAATTGGAAGAAGGCAGGCCGATCGAGGGTAGTCTGGTACGGTTTATCTCGTACGCCGACGGGCCCATCATGACGGTGCTGAACTCGGCCCTGGGCGAGCAGCACGATTGGGAGGGCGTGCGCAACGGCATTCTCTGCCGCTGGTACGTTGAAGGCGAAGAGGAATATGAGGTGTTCCGGCCCGGCCAATTATCGATCGTAAAATTGAAGACAGGCGATGCTGACGAAGCTCCTTAAGATGCATGCAAGCAATATTTTATTCATTTAAATAGTGAGGTGTTTTTGCTATACTCAAGAAATGAATACTTATCCTGGCATTTTAATTGCAGTAGATGGCATTGACGGGGCCGGCAAGACCACGCAAGTGCATCTGCTCAAGGCAGCGCTCGAGAGCACCGGTGAGACGGTAGTTGTTTCCAAAGAGCCTACCGATGGCCAGTGGGGCCAGAAGCTGCGCGATTCGGCATTTAACGGCAGACTACCTTTTGAGGAAGAGTTGGATGCCTTTATTCTTGATCGGCAAGATCACCTAAAGCGGAAAATCATTCCCGCTCTCGAGGCTGGTAACGTTGTTATTTTAGATCGTTATTTTTATTCCACGATCGCCTACCAGGGCATCCTTGTTGACGACCACAGAAGCATTGAGCAACGAATTCGTGCTGATGTGGTTGCTCCAGATGTCGCTTTTTGGCTGGATCTTCCTGCGGATCTTGCTGTGTATCGTGTAACGGCCCGCGATGGAAAGGCAAATCTTTTCGAGCGTCAAGAAGACCTGGCGAAAGCTGGCGAGATTTTCCGCGCGATTGCGATTACCGATCCAACCCTTCAGCGCGTGGACGCCACCATGTCGGTGGAACTTCTTTACCAAAAGCTAGTATCGCATTTGATTGACGGGGCGCTGAAGGCTAAGCGATGCAAGAAATCATATGGATGCGATGACCCATATCATTGCATGCCTCGAATGACAAACTCATGCGGCTGGTGGGCTGCGAAAGAAAAGCTGACTAGAGTTGCCGAGGCTGCGTAATCAGACTCTCGCCTAGCTGCAAATTTAGTGGCAGCCAACGATAACCGCCTCCAGCTCGCCGGTGTACTTCCGGTACCGCGCCCAGTCGCGCACCAATGCCAGGATCTTGTCGCCGTCGCTGGCCGTGGCCGGCAGCCGGTCGAACTCGTACTCGGGTCGGGCCGGCGCGTCCTTCACGCAGGACACCGGGACTGGTACCTGGACAATCTGCGTGGACGGCGCCGGTGTGCTGGCGCAGCTGACAAGCAGCACCGTGGCGGCCAAACCTGCCGTTTTGGTCAAGTTGACGATTTTCCGCTTCATCGCACCTTCTCCAGCAACTGGTTCACGTAAGGCATTGCGTCGGCGCAGCCGGTCGCCTGCGCGCCGGCCAGCTGCTGCAGTGCCTGGTCGAAACGGCGGCCGCTCACGGCGGCGGCCTGCCGGGCAGCGTCACCGCGCGCCTCCGCCTCGCGCGCCAGCTTGGCCTGCGCCAGGATCGCAGTGTTCTGAGTCGTGATGCCGGCGCGCAGCTCGGCGTTGACGCCCTGCTCCGCCTTGAGGTCGGTCAGGGCCTTGTCGCGTGCGGTGCTGGCCAGCCACCAGCCGGTGCCGGCGCCCGCGCCCACCACCAGCAGCAGGAAGGCCAGCACCAGGGTCGCTACCTTCCACAACTGGCCGGCCAGCGCGCCGCCGGCGCCGGCCACAACTTCTTCGATCGCATTCATGGTTTTGGCTCCGTCACAGCTTTCGCCCACAGCGCCGCGCCGTGCGCCACCACCACGCCGCCCAGCGCGCCGGCCAGCTCGGTCAGGTTAATCGGTGCGCCGCGCCAGGCATTCCACGCCGCGGCGGCGATGATGACGGCCGTCGACACTGCCCAGGACACGCGGCCGATGTCGTACGACTCACCGTCCGCACAAGTGAAGAGATCCTTGGCGAAGCTCATGGTGCCGCCCATGCCGGTTCATATTTCGGCGCACGCACCAGGATCACGTTGCGCACGTGCTCGCGGTTGATGTCGCAGGCTGATCGGCCGCCGTACAGCGGCTGGCGCGATTTCAGGCAGTGCAGTTCGACGTGACCGAACCACTGGCCAGGATCACAGCCCTTCGCCATGGCGCAGGCGCGGCGCTCGCGCTGTACGCCGGCCGGGCCGCCGTTGTAGCCGGCATCACCGAACTCCAGCATCGCCGGCGCCTGGCGGAACTGCCGCGCGGAGTCGCGCGACATCAGCACCAGGGCGCGCAGCTGCAGGTCGGCCCGCTGGTACACACTCGACCAGGACAGCGCACCCAGCTCGGCGCCGTACTGCTCGCGCAGGTCGGCCAGCGCGTCGAAGCGCAGGCTGCCGTCGGCGCGGTAGGCGCGGGTGATCTGGCCGACGCCGGCACCCTCCTCGCGCGCGGTCTTCAGTTGCGCACCTGGGTTCCAGCAGCCGCGCGAGTGCAGCGTGATGCACGACTCCTGCTCGACCAGGCTGGCCAGCAGCACCGGATGCGGGTGATCAGGCCACAGGCGCTGCTGCTCCGCCTTCAGCACTGGCAGGTAACGCACGGCGCCGGCCGGCAGTTCAGCGGCATGCGCGCGCGGCGAGAACACCATCAGCAGGCCGACCAGCAGGATTGAGATCGCGATCAGCGCCAGGCCGGCGCCCGTCGGCTCTTTGCTCGCCGTTTCGAATAGCTTGCTCATGTCGGCGGCCGGATAGTCCAGCAGCTTCTTGCGCACCCAGTGCGAGGCGGCGACCGCCCAAATCCCCTGCAGCATCGCTAGGCCGCCGAGCGCAGTTGCCCAACCGCTGTCGGGGTCCGATGCGAGCGACGCCGCGGCCGCCAACAGGGTCAGGCCGAAGAGGAATACCGCGCGGTGGCGGGTGATATAGGTCCAGATTTTCATTTCATACCTTTCATTGAACCGTAGGCGGCGAAGCCCACGAGGATTGCGACGATGGCCTTCCACACCACACCCCATACGCCGCGGCCGAGATCGCCGTAGAACCGCTCGGCGACCTTGTTTTCGAACCGATCGACAATCGCATCAATGTCGGCGTCGGTGAGTTTGCGTTCTTCTTCCGGCATGCCAGCCCTTTCTTTGGACGATAAAAAACCCGCCGGAGCGGGTGGAGGTGTTACGCGGTGGGTGCTGGCGCCGGATCGGGTGGCGGGTCTTCCGGTGGCGGCGGCCAGGTACTGGGGTCGTCCGGGTCGATGCCGTCGCGCCAGCGCCAAGTGTAGCCGTGCTCAGCGCAATACCATTCGGCGAAGCAGCGCGACGCGACGATGGTGGTGAAGTGGTTTCCGCTCCCGTCGAGGAGCTCGACGTCGCCAGTCTTCTCGAAACCGGTGCAGGTGTAGGAAGTGGTCATGTTGATCCTCACGGTGCTTGAATGATGGCGAAAGCGGCACCACCGGCGCCGGACGTGACCGTCACGCTGACGATGGAATTGCTGGAAAAAGCTACGCCGCCGCTCGCGCCGCCATAGTTTGCGGTGCCGCTCGTAAAGGTTAATCCGCTGCTGCCGTTCGAGGCCGCCAGTCCGCCAGTTCCGCCAAAGTGGTCAGTTTGGCCGGTTTGCCTGGAGGCGGTTGTGCCAATTACCGCGCCACTTCCGGCGCCACTACTTGCTGCAAGAGAACTCGAAATATCCGCCTGTGTTCCTTGGCCGGTAAATCGTAACGGAGCCATATACACAACCGAACTGAAGTTTGTGTCTATTCCGGGGCCGCCGACAAAAAGTCCGGGTGTCGTCACGTTGCTGGAAGGTCCGTTGGCGCCAGCACCGCCGCTCGCCGCTTGCCCCAGATCAGAACCGATAACATCCCCACTCTTCCCGCCCACACCTGCGCCACCAGAAGCATATTGGTTACCGCCACCACCGGTGCCGGTGGTCGTCACCGTACCGCTGGAATACGGTGTTCCGCGCCATGTCACAACTGCGCCGCCAGTGGCGGCAACTGCGTTGACAGAAGGCGCGGATGCGGTCGCGGTTCCGGACGGTCCGCCCGAAAAGTTGAAGTCGCCGCCTGACGCGGTGCCGCCGACGGCGCCGACGGCGACGGCGTTTCCTGACGTAGCCACGCTGCCCACACCTTTTTTGCCGCCCCCGGCCACCAGCGATACGCCATTGCCCGTAAAGGTACTGTCTGCCGCATCGTTACCGCTCAACGTTTGGTTGCCAGTCTGCATCACCAACGTCACCCCTGCGCCACGCGCGCCCAGCACGAGAGTGTAAGCATCGCCGGCATTCGCGTAGAAATCTTTGATCACCAAGCCGCCGCCCGAACCGCCGCTTGCAGCAACTCGAGCGCCGCTCGAACCGATGGCCAAGCCGCCAGAACCGCATCCGGCAACCAGGATGATTCGGTGCAGGCCGGACACCTTGGCCGTCCAGACGGTCGAGCCGAGCAGGATCTCCACATTGCGCCAGCTGCCGCCGTTACCAGTGCCGGTATTGCGGCGTACCGTCACCAGGAAGGTCGAGACGGTATCAGCCACAATGTCCAGTTCATCGCCCGGATTGATCGCGGTCGACCCGCCATGCACGAAGAAGTTGGCGCTGCTGACGACCGGGAAGGTGGATTCCGCTTTCAGCGTGCGCGCGGCGCCGGCCTGCGGCGCATTCGGCAAGCCAGTGATCGCGGCGGTCTGTGTGATGGGAACATAGTTACCGCCAGCGTTCCACACGTCCGGCGTCGCCGAGCTGGCTGGCGCGGCGCCCTTCTTTGCATTCAGTGGACCGGTCAGCGAGCCGCCGGCGGTGCCGCCGGTCGGGCCTTGTGCACCACCAGGAGCGATCACCCAGTCGTTATACGTGCCGGCAGGGCCTTCGGTCTGCGTGACGGTCGCGGTCAGCGTGGTCCCAACATACGACGCGGCGGTGCCGAACATACGCGCCGTCGGCGTGCCGACGCTCACCATCTGCAGCACCACGCCGGCCGTGAACTGCTTTCCGGTCGCGACGGCAAACACTTTGGAACCGTTGCCGAGAACGACCGAGGAGGTGCTGGTGGCGATCAGGCCCGTCGCCGAATTGGCCGCCGCCGTCGCACTGTCGGATGCCTCCTGCGCCTTGGTAGTGGCGATACTGGCCTTGGTAGTAGCAATGCCCGCCTGGGTGGTGGCGGTGCCGGCCTGGTCAGTCGCCGTGCTCGCGCTGGCGGCTGCTGCGTCGGCCAGATCCTTCGTCGCCAGCGCGTTGGCGTAGACATTGTCGCTGAGCGCGTTCATTTGAATGCCGAACGGCCGAAGATCAGCGACAAAAAGATCCGCCTCCTCATCGAAGTTGTCCGGATCATCGATGCTCGGGCCTTCCGGGAGCACATCGGCGTGCACTGGTGCAGTTATCGTCATTACATCTCCTCCACTTGCAGCGTGATCACGCCGTAGTCAAAGCCCTTCAGGTTCAAGCTGAACTCCTTGTGAATACCGAAAATAAAAAGAGGCTCGAAGTAGTCGAGCGTGAAATCATCCAGGCCCGACCATACCGCCGGCCGGCCGTTGAGCAGTTCGCGCAGTTCGAGAATTTGGCTTGTCAGACTCTTGTCGAACCATACGGTCATGTCGACCTTCGGCACCGAGCGCTCCGGTTCGAGCGTCAAGTTCCCGAACTTGTCGCGTTCGATATTCGAAAAGTTGAGGTGGTCCGATGTCGGCTCGTACTGGACATCGCCGATGTAGACCGCATTGCCGATCAGGATGCCGCCCACCGCCCGCCGCCCGGACCCAGGCTTGGCCACGGTCACCGTGATCTGCGCATTCCGATATGGTGGCAAATCGAAGTACTGCACGCTGGTTCGGCTTTTGAACAAACCGAAGAACCATTCTTTCCAACTGCGGCTCTTGCGTTTGCTGAGGTTGGCTGTGACCGAGTACTTCTGCACGCCGCCGACTGTCTGGGTCACCGTCACGGTGCGTGCGTCGAGGCCGATGACCGCGATCGACGACGCTCGGTCAGTCAGCTGAATGGTCTGCACAATATCGACTGGCGCCTCTGTCTGCGTGTTGCGCAAGTTATCGAATGAGGCTCTTTTGTTCGTCGGTCCGATCACCAGCCAGGCCGTGCCGCCCGTGAGCGGCTGACCGTGATTGCCCGCGACTTCAGACTCGTACACCAGATGCGCCACTGGATCGATCACACGGTCGCCCAAGCCGTAGGTCGCGGCTGGATCGTAGACAGCGTATGTGGCGCCGATGTTCTGCCACCACGTCGGGCTGGTGGCCGGAGCATGACCGGTATTCGCCGCCTGGAGGGATTTCCAGACGGTGATCACGCCTCCGACGGTGCCAGTGGCGGCCGTCGCGCCGGCGGCGTACGTTGTGCCCATGGCATGCATCGCCGGCGGCGTCTCCACGATCGTGCTACTCACCAGCATCGCATCGGTGATTTCGATGGGAGCGGTCACGCGCATTAAGCAAACTCCTTCACTGCAATAAAGTCGCCGCGCCCGGCGACGCGCTTGATCACCTTGGCAACGTCGCCGGTGTTTTCGGCGGTACTGGCGGCCGCCGCCTTAAGTTCGCGCATCTCGGCGCGCAGCGCGCGCACTTCAGCGATCAACTCGGCATTGCCCGCACCAGGTGTGCGCAGGCGCGCCATCAGCTCGCGGTTGTCGGCGGCCGGGATGATTCGCTCGTCCTTGTGGATGTACGCCGGCATGTCCTGCGGCACCGAGTTCGTACCAACCGCGAACGGATGCAACTTCTTGTACTCGTCGCTGTCGAGGAATCCCTGCTTGATCTGATCCCAGGTGGCACCCGCCGCAAGCGATGCTTCCCAGGAATCCACGCCGGCCGCTTCGCCGGTACGGCCAAGCAGTGTTTTGTAGAGCTCTTGGATCTTGGCCTCGTTCGATTCGGCGATCGCATCCTTCACGTCCACTCCGTTCCCGGCTTGCCCCTTCCAGTAGTCGACCTCGCTGGTGCTCGCCGGACGGCCGAGATATTGCTGGTAGGCGTTCTGGGTGATGGAGCCAGCAGCAGCGATGCTGTTATTCATCGCTGCAGTGATGGACGATGCCAGTGCTGCCAATGCCTGTGGGATCGACATCAGCGCCGTGCTGACGCCGTTAAGCGCGTCAAGCTGCGCCTTGCCCTGGTCAAGCATCTGGTCCAGCTTTGCCAGATCGGCCGCATGGTTTTTATCCAGCAGCGTTTTCTGGTCCTGCAGCGTCTTCAGCGTCAGCTGGTCGGTGGACAGTTGGGTGTCGGTGTAGCCGGCCAGAGCGCCCACGGTGTTCTTCGTGCGGTACAGATCGCGCTGGTAGTCCAGATAGGAGCCGAACTGACCCGAAGCATCCTTGCCAACCGTGGCCAAGGCGTTCTTGATGCTGTCGGCGTCCGGCAGCGGACCGCCGGCCTTCGCGATGGCCAGCGCCGCCTCGAGCTGCGCCTGCGCCGCTTGACGGTCCGCCTTCTCTTGCCCCGGCACCGACATAGCGTCGAGCGTCGAATGCAGCGTCTGAGACAGGCTTTGCAACTTGCTGACCGAGGCGGTCACGCCGTCGATGCTCGATTGCAGGCCGTCGGCGGCCGTCTGGTAAATTGCGTTGAGCTTGTCCTTCTCCCGGCCGACGACCGTCTGAAGATCAGAATATGCCTGGCCGGCCGTGTCGAGCAGCGCTTGCGCAGCATCTTTCGCGGCGTCAGCCGCCGCTTTCGTCGCCTCAGCGGCAGCCTCGGCGGCATCCTTCGCCGCCTGCGCCGCGACCACCTGGTCGTAGAGCGCCAGGTTGTGCGCGTCGATCGCGTTGCGCGCCTTCTCGGCCAACTGCGCCTGAGTCATCGTCAACTCGTCCAACTTATTCTGCAGGTCCGCACGCTCGCTGGCGATATCGGCGGCCGACTTCTCGCTGGCGTGCACCTGTGCGAACGCATCCTGCAACCCCATCAGGCCCGCGTACAGTTTCTGGCCGCTTTCGCTGCTCAGGTCCAGTCCCATCACCAGTTGCTTGAACTGATCTTTCGTCTGCGGGATAGTGGTCAGGCCAAGGGCGGCGAGCTGCTCGTCCAGCTGCTTGGCGATCGGCGCCAGGCGCTCGGCATCGCTCAGATAGTTCTGTGCGAACGAGCTGGCCTGTGAGGTGAAGGCGTCCAGGCCGCCGGACAGCAGGATGATCTGCGCCCGGGCGGCCTCGCTGGCCAGGCCGGCAGCCCCGAACGCGGTCGACATGTCCTTGCCGAGGATCTGCGCCACCTGGTTCGTCGCATTGAACTCATTGGTGATGCGGGTCAGCGCGGCGGCGGTGGACTCGCTCGGCGCCTTCAACGCGGCGATCTGCTGCAGCGTCACCTGCGCGCCGAATACTGCCTCACCGGAGTCGCGCAGCGCGGCGCGGTAGGCCAGCAGGTTCTGCACTTCGGTCGCCAGCTCGGCCGACGTACCCGAGAAGCCATCTTCCAGCTTCGACAGACCCGGCTCAATTCCCTCGAGGATGTTCATGATGCGGTCGTTGAACACCTTCGACAGCGCGGCGCCTGCCTCCGCCGAGCCGATCTGGCCCTCGGCGCCGACGTGCGCGGTATCGGTCTTGCCGGTCAGGTACGAAGTGACGTTGGACTTCTCGGACGTGGTCAGGTACTTGGCAAGCGCGTCGTCGGCCATGCCGACTGTCTTGACGAAGTTCTGCACCGTCTCCGACTCGGCCGGCGCCCAGAAGGTGCTCGACACGCCGAAGGTGCCGAACGACGACGTGGTGCTGGCGCCGGCGATATAGCTGTCGTTTTTGCCCTCGTTGCCGCGCTCGTTGATCGAGATGTTGCCGGCGGAGTTGTTGCTGTTGAAGGTCAGGCGCGTGTCGGACTCGGGGCCATCCGAGAAAAGCTTGTCGAGCACCTTGTAGGCGACAATGGCGGCGCCGACGTACGGTAGCGCGGTGCTGATCGCCGAGCCAAGCGACGCGGCGCTCGCCTCTGCGGTCATGCCGGCGGCACTGAAGGTTTCGGCGGCCGACATGGCTTCGCCGCCAACGTTGGCAAAGCCGGCGCCGAAGGCGCTCAGGCTGGACGAGCCGATGCCGTTGCCGATAGCAGCGATGCCGCTGCCGAGCGTGCCGGTCAGCCCGCCCAGGCTCTTGCCGGTCACCGTGTTGTAAATCGAACTGGCGTTTCCGGCGGCGCTCAGCAGGCCGTTGCCGGCGCCGGCGGCCTGTGGTGCGCCTGGGTTCAGCAGCGATGCGATGCCGTTGGCGGCGAACTGGATCGGCACCTCCAGGCCCAGCTGAATGATCTGCGCCTTCAACTTCTTCCAGGCGTTGCCGCCGCCGTTGGCGATCGCGTCGGCCAGCGTGCTGCTGACGTGCTTGGCGGTATCGTCCCATTCGTGCGCAGCCTTCTTTGCCGCATCGGCATTCGCTTGCAGCACCGCCGCATCAGCCAGCATCTGGGACAGCTGGCGGCGCTTCGCGACCTCATCATCCAGATAGCTCAGCCGCATCGTGTAGATGGCCAGGCTCTTCTCGTCCAAGTCCATCTTGTTCATGGCGTCGCGCAGGTAGTCGGCGTCGCTGGCCAGCTGCACAGTCTCCAGATCGATAGCGGCTTGTTTCGCCAATTCGATCTGATCCTTGGATTTGCCGATCTCGGCGTTGTGCAGCTTCTGCTTGTCGATCGCATCGTCCACTCGCTTACCTTCGGCGATGCCAAGTGCCTGCACGCCCTTGATCGCGTCCTGATAGGACTTCTCGACATTAGCCGCAGCGTTGATGGAATCTTCACCGCCCACGGTGCGCATGTCGTCCACGAACTTCTGGTGCGCGGCAGTGAGCTGGTCGTATTTCGACTTCGCCGCGGCGACTTCGGCTGGATTCTTCGCTGCGGCCAAAGACGCCTGGACCAGCGCGGTTTCTTTGGCATACGTGATCGCTTCGGCCGCGAGGTAATCCGCGCGCGCCGCAGCACGGCCGGCATAGAATGCATCGTCCGACAGACCAAATTTTTCGTGATAGACAGCCAGCATCTTGTCGCGTGAGTCGTAAATGCGCTTCTCAGCGTCCAGCGCAGCCTGTTCGTTTTGCAGCCGATCTTGCAATACCTTCGCGCGGTCGTCCTGTCCCTTCTCAGGCTTGGAGTGCGCCTTGATCAGCGCGGCGGTGTGCTCGTTGACGGCATCCTGCCCCAGTAGCGGGCTGTCAGGATTTGCTGCGGCAACCTTGGCGAGATCCTCCCCGTACTGGCGAAGCTTAATATCCAGTTCGCTGAGGTTCTTGGCTTCCAGCTTCTGGTTGTCCTGCAGGATCCGCGAGGCGGCATGCGCGCCATCCGACTGGACGATGGCCTTGTCGCGATCCGCGGCAGCTTTCTCATTAACTGCATTCAGCTCAGCTTGCGCTTTCGTCAGTGCCCTTACGTCGGCTGCGCGGATCGCGGCGAGCGTGCGCTGGTCATACGAAGATCGGTCGCCACCATTGATAGCGGCATACTGGCCATTGTCGATCTGAGCAATCTCTTTTGTAAGCCGCGCAACCTCCATGGCGGGCGTAGTCTTTTTCCCAAGGTCACCCAGGTAGTCGATGACACCGCCCACCTCGTGCTTCACGGCATTCCAGTAGCGCGCGATGGTGCCGAGATTTTCGGTAATGCTTTCGGCGCGCTCCTTGGTCACGTCCGACATTGTTTTCAACGCAAGGGACGAGGCGGCGCGGGCGTCACCCTCTTTTTCGAGGGCGCGAATTTGCTCGTAGACGGCCTCGGTCAAGAAGTGATACTGGTCGTTGAGCTCGAGAGCGCGCTTCGAGACCATTTCCGTTGCTCGCGCACTGTTCCCATAGCCCTGAACCGCCAACTTCTCGAAGTCCTTGATGATGCTATCCGTGGACTTGCCGGTGGCATGCTCCCAAGCGACGGTCGCCTCCGTGATGTAGCCGATCTGCTCGCCGGAGAATTTGCCGCTCGCCGCGAGTTCAGTGGCAACTTTCTTGGCTTCGCCGATGCTTCCGCCGGCGGCAGCTGCGGCATGCGCGAGGTCATTTAATTGATCCGCCGTCACGCCGGCATAATTGCCCGTCATAATGAGCGCATCGTTCATGTGCTTTTGATCCAGCGCGCCCTTGACGGCAGCGTAACCAACCAGACCAAGGACGCCGACCACGCCAGCAATTGCCACGCCGGCGGCACTGAACAGCAACCCAGCGGCGCCGGTCTGCTCACCCAGCACCATCATCGAGCCGCCGAACTTCTGGAAGTTGCCCTGGCTGAGCTCGTGCGCCAGCACCAGCAGTTCGCGGCGCGCGCCAACGGTCGACAGCGAGAAGTCATCCATGTGGTGGCCGGCGTCCTTGACCTGGGCGATCAGCGGCGCCGCGGCGTCGGCGACACCCAGCTGCGCAGCGCGGTGCGCGAGCAGCTCCTTCGTGGTCAGGTTCTGCGTCGCCACCTGCTCCTGCAGCTTCTTGATGAAGGAATCGGCGGCTGCCGTCGCCCGGTCTTCGGCAGCCGCGAGCTCGCGGGCGGCCTGCTCCTCGCGATGCATGGCGTCGATGCTGGCGCCCAGCACGGCGGCGCGATCCTGCGTGGCCTGGGCCAGACCGCGCTCGGCGGCCGTGTAGCGCGCCAGCTCTTCACGCGAGAGACCGAACACGTCGATCTCGCGCTGCAGTGACTTCAGGTAAGCATCGTTGGCCTGCTCGAGCAGCCGGGCCTGCTCAGCGGCGCGGCGCATGATTTCGGCCGTATCGTTCATCTGGCCGTTGCTCACTCGCACGCGCTGACCGGTTCGCTCGCTGGTTTCCCCCAGTTGATCGATGGCCGTGCTGGCACCATCGACCGACGGCTTGACCTTGTTGACGGCCTCGTCCACGCGCTTTGCAGCGTCCGTGAACTTGTCCAGCTCAGCATTAGCCTGGGTGACCTGCGAGGTGTTGATCTCGAGGCCCAGCGAAGCGATATCGGTCATGCGGATTCTTTCTGGTTCTGGTACGACAAATACAGGTCGTCCAGCCGGTCAATCAGGGTGTGCTCGTAGGGACTCAAGCTGAGTCGCTGACGCGCGCACCACTTCAACACCTCATCGCTCGAAAGCGGATTCAGCGCCATGCCGGCCTGACGCCGGCGATTCAGCGTGGTGAACCATTCCCACAGGTCGGTCAGCTCGTAGGGGCAGCGTGGAGGATCCGGCGCCACCTCCGCCTTGTAGAAGGGGTGACGCTTTGCGGCGTCAAGGTGATCCCCCTTCGAATTGCCGTCAGCGGCCTTGCTTAGCCGTTGGAACTGGTGGCCGGCGAAGTCGAGGAGGCTTTGGGCAAGAGCTTCGAAAAATTTGCGTCTTTTTCCAGGCCGGCCGTCACCGCGTCCACCCAGGTCGGGCGGCTATCGAAGCCAGCTTTGATCAGGTTTTTGTCGAACGGCGCCGGCGCGCCTGCGCTGGTGAAGCCGAACCAGCCAACGGTGACGGCCAACGCGATGCGCTTGGCGTTTTCGTTCGACAGGTCGACTGCCAGCGCGGCGCCTTCGTCGGTCTTGGTGTCGATAGCGGTACCGGTGCGCGCGCCGCGCTTCAGGTTCTCGGCGCGAATGGTCTTCGTGATCTCCTGGTATTGGTGGCTGTTCTTGCCGACGCAGATCAGGCCGCTGACCGCGTCGCCGTCGGCGTTGAAGATCAGGTCAACGTTGAAGGTTGCCGGATCGGCCGGCGCTGCGGTCAGGGCGGAGATATCGAAGCCGGTGGCGATGATGGTTTGAGCAGTGTTCATGGTGTTGCCTTTCGCGGGAATATAGGTGCCCGTGCCGGCCGCCGCGCCCCGCGAAAGGCGACAGCGACCGGTCGGTGCTGGTGATGGCTTACGCCAAAAGGGATTACCGGCGGCGCCGGCGGTGAATTACAGGGTCGTGTCCTGCCAGGCGACGGTGGTGCTGTCGAACTGGATGTCCGTTGCGCGGGAACGCAAAATGTCAAAAGCGCAGGTGACGATTTTGTTTTTCTCGCCGTCATCCACCTTCGCCGAGGTGATCTTGATGCGGCCAGCCGAGATGGCCATGCAGTCGGCCAGCGGACCACTGCCTGCTGCCATGACATACGCCAGCGGTACCTCGATCTCTTCCTTGAAGTAATCCAGGTAGGCGCTGTCTTGCAGCATCACCGTGAACTGGCCGGTGCCGGCGATCTTGCCGCGCGAGACAGCAGTGGCGTATTTGGTGCCGATCACGCTGTCGAGCTTGCCCTGGCCGTCGATGCTGATTGACATGCCAGTGCAAATTTGCGACGGAATTCCGGCGACCGACAGCATGGCGGTGGCGCCAGAAAACTTACCGGTACCCGGCGGCGCGGCGGGTGCTGCGAAGTACGGCGCCGGCGTCGTGTCGAGCTCTTTTTTGCCCATCAGGGTAAAGTTCAGCGTGGTCAGGCCGTTCGGCTGGATCGACAGATCACCTTTGCTGACAAAGTTATCGACGAACACACGGTTCACGGAAATGCCGGGGTCCTGTACCTCGGAGGTGAAAAAGTCGCGAGTGTGGCCGGTCAGCGGCGTGAAGGTGCGCTTGCCCGGCGCGGCGATCGCCACGTTGTCGCCGGCCGCCTTGGTCACGATGCTGCTGCCGTCCAGATATTGACCGGACAGCTTCGTCGGGGTGACAGCGGTCAGGAAGAAATTCTTGCCGTTGTTCGCGGCGGCTGGCGCAGCGAAGCCGGTAATGCGCACGACGGTACCAGCCCGGTGGCCGTCGGTGATGAACGAGCCGGCGCTACGGGTAAAGCCATCGGCTACCGCGGCGATGGTGGCTGCTGCGGCGGTGGTGCCAGCGACGGTGAAGTCGCGGCGCAGCAGCGCGGCGATCAGGTCGGCGTACGTGCCGCAGGAGGCTTCCGCGTTCAGTGCGCCAGCCACGCGGAAGTTGCCCAGACGCGTGTCGCTCTGCTGCTGGCTCGGATCGATCTCGTTCGAACTATACTTGTCGGCCTCGGTGTCGAAGGTGGCGGTGACGCGCGGGTACAACTTGCCGTTGCCGGCCAGCGCCTGGGTGCCCTCGGCGGTCTGCTTCGCCAGCACCAGCAGGCTGTCAATACCATTTGCAGTGGTTGCCATGTGAAAAGCCTTTCGGAAATAAAAAAGGCCCGCACATGGCGAGCCAGAAATGAAAAACCGCCTTGCGGCGGCTTGGGTGGTGAATCAGGTGAAGATATCGGCGTGCCAGCGGATGCGCACGTCTTGGCGCCAGTGGCCGTCCTCCGACGAGCCGGCGGACAACTCCGGCGTGCGATCGATCTGCACGTCGACGCCGCCTGAGCTGAAGGTGGCGCCGCGCTTGAACAGTGCCCGCAAGAGGCCGGCGCGGGTTGCACACTCCAGGGTGCCTATCCCATCCGGATATTTCAGCGTGACCTGGAAAATGCCCTGCTCCTGGTAGAAGCCGGCGCCGACCGTGGCGTTGTTCGGCTGGCCGGGCAGCAGGTACGCTTCACAGTACGGGCGGTCCGGCAGCGGCTCGTAGCCCTCGCCTTGGTGCACGATGTCGATGGCCGGATCGACGCTGGCCAGCGCCTCCTCCAGTGCGTCGCGGATGTTGATGATCGGATCGGTCATAGGCCGTAACTCTCGTATCCCTGCTTGAAGTCGGCGACGCTGGTGCCGGCGCGCACACCGTTGACGGCGTCGTTGACGATATTGTTCCACTCCACCACGGTCAACGCCACGACGCCGACCGGCGCCTGGCGCGACCAGCCGCGCTCGATGCACTGCGCGTACGGCAGGTTGTTCATTAGGTAGAAGACCTGGCCCGCTTTTGCTATTGATACGACGATGGCATGCGAGTCCAAGGTTGCCTTGCCGTCTTGGTCGATCGCATCAAGGACGCCGCCGGCCGGAGTGCCGATCGACATCTGCCAATTTGCTCGAAAACGGCCGCCGACATACCCTGCGCCGCCCATGCGATACGACGATGTCTCGCCGCTCAGAAAGCCCAGTTGCCAGTCTTTTTTCGGTCCGGTTGCGCCAAACTTTCCGAACACTTTCGGAGCATTCGGGTTGTGCTTCCAGTACTTTGGATCACCAACCGGGGAGCGGTTGATGATGCGTTTGTCGATCTCCATCAACGCATACCTGGTCACCTGATCAGCATTGCTCTTCGTCTTCTCCACCCAAGCGCTTATCTGCAGTGCGAAAGTGCTCATCAGATCCGCGCCACCAGCTGCCACATCACCACCACGCCGGCCGGCGCCACCTTGTCGATGTTCTTGATGGCGTACTTCACGCCGCCAGCCAGCACCAGATCCTCAACCTTCGGCTCCGGCAGCGCGGCGCCGGCGTCATCGAAGGCTGACATCAGGATCTTGCGGTCACCGGACTTGATCAGGCTGCCGTTGATGGCGCCGACGCCCAGGTCGTGCGCGGTGACGCCGGTTTCTATGCCCCAGGCATGCTTAGTGATCGGCACGCCCGGTTGCTTGGCGCCGCCGGCGTAGACGCCCGGCTGCTTCAGCGTCAACTCGAGCAACTGACCGGTTCGCCGCAGCGTCTTGTCGGCGCGGCGCGCGGTGGCGGTATAGTCGGTCATTCCAGCTCCAGCGTATCGATGCCCATGCCGCACGTGATGTCGAGCGCACAGGCGACCTCAACCGCCTCTCGGGCAGACTTCCCGAGATACATAGCTGCCAGCGCATAATCACGACCACCGCCCATGGCGCAGAATGCATCTTCCACCAGTTCGTAGTGGCCGCCGCCATTGCCGACATATTCGCGTACTTCGCCACTCGGGCAAACGACAATCGCATCGGCCCAGTTATCCCTATCGGGACTGGCGGGCCAGCGCTCCAATGGCGCCCCAGCGTTAAACCATTCCAGCAGCGCGCGGGCGTGCGACGCCTTGCCTGCGAAGCCGACAAGGCCAGTCTGTGTGCGATGGATTTTTGTGACGGTCGAGGCGTGCCCGGCGCAGGTGCTCTGCTTGTCGGCGGCCAGCGTTTTACCGTCCCATGCAATGATCGTCATCCGCGCACCATCCGACCCGAAAGGCTCGAGCCGCACAGGTACGGCGCCAGCATGCGATCCACCGACCGGAAGCGCGGCGCCTCGGGCGCGCCGTTCTCGTACTCGGTGGTAATCGGGCCGACGGTCTCGCGAGTAATCGTGCGATCGAGGTCCGGCGACAATTCGACGCCGGTCGCCGCCCGCAGCGCCAGGTCGGCGCACGCGGTGCGCACCTCGGCCGGCACAACGTTGGACGGCAGGATCGAAGCGTAGCGGCCATAGCCAACGTCATCGAGCTCCACGTCGTAGCGCGGCCAGTCCAGCGCCTGGCTGCTGGTCGTGCGCATACCCTTCCAGCGAGCGCGATAGGTCTGCTGCATGTAGGCCGTGGCGCGGCGCAGCGCCTGCTCGCGCAGGTCGTCGCTGGCCAACGCGGCCCAGGCGGCGTTGCCCATTGCGGCGTGGTGCGCGGTCGCGTCGGCGACGCTGATGTAGCTTTCGGCATTTGGCAGGCCGGTGCCGGTTTCAGTTAGCATTGGTATAGCTCTTTGGTAACAGCACGCAATAGGAGGAGGAAAAATGCAGACGAACGACGAACTCGAAGATCTAATATCTCAAAGCGGCGGCAGATTTTCGCCAACGGGCGTTTCGAAAAGCTTCGATGAATTAATTAATTCATGCAAGGCCGGAATAAGTAATTATGTATCTATTTTAGCGCATAGATGGTTTACCGACAAATTGCGCCCAATTTACTTTGACGTGCTTAACGGTGACCGGATAAATGCATTCGCGTATTCATCGCCTGATGAGAAAAATGGCTTTGATTTTATTGGTGTGAATAGTATCGCCATTTCGACTATATTCAATTATTTTTATAGAATATTTTGCAATCCAAAGGTATTTTCCGAATTTTCAAAGACATCACCAGAAGAAACGACTAAGGCTAGACTAGAGTCATTTTCTGATCTTGCTCGCACCTCAGCGGCGCTAGCTGTACAGCCGGAAGACCCCAAACGACGAGAGTACGCAAGTCAGTTCGCCTGCCTCGCCGTAGAATTTCTCATCTATCACGAATTTGCACACATTAATAATGGACATACTAGGTGGCTTCAAAAGATCACTGGCAAGAACCAAATACAGGAAATGGATTCTGACGCACAAAATACCGACATATATTTACAAAGGCGCGCGCTCGAAATGGACGCCGATAGCGCAGCGGTCCAGTACCTACTCTTAGAATTGCTTGATCGACGTCGGCAGTACTTGCCTATCGCGCAGTACATCAAGTCAAATGATATTTCTGGACATTTGATATTGCCTGAAGTTCTTAATAGACACGAACTATTCTCAACACCCATCGCATGCTATAGGACTACGGCTCGCGTCGCCTATTCGTTCTTTCGCTTGTTAAATCCAAGGGAGTGGCCGGGGGCGAACACTCGGACGCATCCAGAGGCTGCGCATCGCATGTTTTACTGCATCGGAGTAATTCACCCACTTGCCGAGAGGTATGTCGACCTGGGTACATCGGCGGAGGAAGCACTCGAAGCAGCTTGGGAATGTGTTCCGGAAATTGAAACGGCATTTGGCGATCTATTCGGGTCAGAGCCAGACCTCAAAGCAATACGATCTGTCATTCAAGACGAAGCTGGACGTATCAAAGCACTATCTGAACTGAAGGAGGCGTGGGCAACTATGCGTGATGATCTGACAAAGATGAAGCGACACGGTCGTAATTTAGCCTAACGAGCTTACTCACGCGCAGGTCAACAACTCAATCCCTCGGCGGTAATTTGCTTCAACCATCGCGTTGTACGCCTTGGCGCTGTAGTGAATGCGGTCACCGATGAACATGCCATCCGCCAACTGCGTCTGACCTGTCCCATCCACCGCGCCCGACACGATCGCGCTTTGGTTGATGATGTCAAAGCCGGTGGCGGCGAGTGCGGAGTTGGCGCCGAGCCGCACGATATCCGTGGCACCGAATGGCTTCTGGTCGCTATTATAGGGTTGGAAGTCAAACAACCATGGACGGCATTTGGCGCCGGCGAAGGTGTCGGCCAGGCGCAGAGCGAAACGGCTACGCATGAGGTCGATGTCTGATTGCGCGATCGTCGATGCGATATCGTTGCCAGAAAACATTTTGTACATTGCGACGTCTGGAATCAAGCCAGCAGCGAACGCAGCTTTGATGTTGGCTTGCCAAACGTTCGTGGACGCGCCGGACCAGCCGCAGGACATTGCCTCAACCGTAAAGCCCAGGTTCAGGCCATTTATCTTCTCAGCCATCGGCAGGCACAAGCCCTCGCCGATAAACTGGTCGCGGCGCTCATTGTTCGAATCACCCCATTCGCCGATGGTGTAGACCCGACCCTGAGAGACGATCTGCGCGCCCAAAATTGGGCACGACGATGCGAGCGAGCCGGCGAAGGCGGCATTAGTTGCGTTGCCCCCGGCAGTAGTGCGCCTAATGCGTGCCTGCGGACCGGAGCCCGGCCGCGAGGCCCAGTTATCGAACGAATCAGTGCCGTCGCCGAGCAAGACGATACGGTTGCCGCCGCTGACCCAAGCGCGGCAGGAGTGTAGTGCACCACGGCCGCCGTCCGTGCGTTTTTTCGATGGCTGGCGCAGCCAATCGGTAACCGTATAGACGATGTTGGAATCAGTCGACGGCGCGGCCAGAGTCATCGTGCTGTTGCCGCCGGCGGAGAGGAATTGAGTGAACGTGGCCGCATCGATGTCCGCAAAGGAATCCGCCGCGTAAGCTGTGGCCAGGAAGGTCGGCGCGTCCGACGCAACGCCGGCCTTGCGGGACTGTCCAAAAATCCAGCGGATCGCATCGATCGGCGCGGCAAACGATAAAGTCATCTCCCAGGAATAGCCGGTCGCATTGTTGACGACGTTCGCCACACGCCCCGTAAGCATGCGGGTGGCGATATTGCCGCTAGAAACACCAGAATTCGGAAAGGCTGAGGCAGCCGGATACAGAGCCGGCAACCCGTGGGACACTTCGAAAGCGCCCGTTGCGCACGAAATCAAGAAGCGCTGCTCGTCCGCAAACGGGCCGATCTTCGGTGCGCCGCCAGCACTTAGCGGCCAAGAACGAACCGAGTTCGTGCCACCAAGACTCGGATCAAGCTGGTACGCGATGCCGCTTGCGCTTTCATAGCCATCCAACATCAAAACCCGCCCGGCAGGCAGAGTCACGGTTTTGGGGAGTTCACCTGCGCGGATCGTGGTAAGTTTGGACATTGGCTATCTCGGTTGCAGAATGGAGAAAGCCCGCGCGCGGCGGGCGGGATTGCATCGATCAGGCGCCAGTCAGCAGCGCGACCAGCTCAGCCTTGTTTGCGGCTGCCGGGTACTTGGTGCCCTTGGCGTCCAGAGCAGCGTGCAGCTGCTCTTTGCTCATTGCCGCGGGATCGGTTGGCGCCGAGGTGGTGCCAGCGGCAGCCAGCGCGGCCAGGCGCAGCGCTTCCGCTTCGTTGGCCTGCTCACGCGCCAGCACCGCCTGCTCGCGCTCATCCAGCAGACTGGCGCGCTGGTTCAGGTGCATTTCGAAGTCGTCCAGCTGCTCTTTGCGGGCCTGCAACTGCTTGGCGCCCGACATCAGTTCGGCCAGGGTGGGCACGCCGTCGCCGCCCAGGCCGACCGCGCCGGTGCCATCACCCAGGCTCTCGCCTTCGAACAGCTCGTGCTTGTCCGGATTGAAGTCCGCCTTCTCGATGATGACGAATGGACCCTGGCTGTCCGGGTCGGTGGATTTGATTTTGATGGTGGTCATGATGAACTCGCGGTGAGGCCCAGCGGCGCGCAGCAGCCGGGCCGGGTGGATTAGCCCAGCAGGATGCCCGAGTGGCGCTTGGCGATCAGCTTCTTGCCCCACGCCAGGTTGACCTCGTAACGCACCTGACGCTTTTGGCGATACAGCGCGAACTCGTAGGTGATCTTGGTGATTGGATCGGTCACCATCATCACGTCATCGGCGCAGTCGCCACCTTCCGGCATGGCCGGCGCGCGGGTCGCCAGCTGGATCGCGGTGCGGTGGAACGCGATGTTGCGGGTCGCGGCGGCCACGACGGTGACGGCCGTCGCCGACGGCGGAATAGCCTGCAGCAGGCCCGGTTCGGACAGCGTGATGGTGCCGCCGGCCGAAACGTTGGCGTTGCCGGCGTCCAGCAGGTATTTGCGCGAGTCGCCGGCGAACTGCACAAAGTCGCCAGCCAGGATCGCGCCGGTACCCGCGGCGGCCAGGGTGATCACGGTGGCGCCGACCGCGTAGCCTGCGGTGTTGGTCGTCGCCGAGGCGCCGGTACCGACGGCGACGGTGCCTTTGATGGCCGCCGACTGGTGGATGTCCAGGCCTTCAACTTGGCCGATGATGCCGCGACGCAGCAGGTCTTCGGTACCAGCTTCGTTCGCCTTGAACAGCACCGCCTGCTTGCCGCGAATGTTGCGGATCGCAGCCGAGCCCAGCACCAGGTGGCGATCCGAGTCCGGCGCGCCGTTCTCGTCCAGAATCTCGTTCATGCCGGCGAAGTCCGAGAAATCGCTGGCAGTTCCGAACGGCGTGGTGCCGGCGGTGCCGTAGCTGCGGCTGGCCGACTTGTACAGTTCAGTGTACAGGTCCACTTCCATTTCGTTGCTCAGCGTACGGATCGCCTGGGCGATGCGGTCACGGTTGATCTGCACCAGCGTGCCGGCCGATTGCAGGCCCTTGGTCTCCTCGCCGGTGATGCCGAAAGGTACCGAGCGGGACTTCGAGATGGTCATGTCGACCTTGCCGATCGATTGGTTCGGCGTGTCTTGCGCGAATGGGCTCGGGGTCAGGTCTTCCGCCACCATCGCGCCGACGACCGGCGAGCTGATGGTCTGATTCAGCGCGGCACGTTCGGCGCTGAAGTCCTGCGATACCGCGGTGATGAAACCAATTTTCTCGCGCGACACGACATCCATCGCTTCGTAGATGGTTGGGATCAGACCAGTCAGAGTGAGTGCACCCATGTTAAAACCTTTCGGAGATGAAAAAAGGCCCGCCGAAGCGAGCCTTATCGAGTGAGTTGAGTTGTCAGATTTGTTAGGCCATCCAGCCCAAAACACCAATCCCCATCCGGGTCATGGCAGCTGCATTACTTAAATTGCTGCCGACGGCAGGGGCTCAGTCCACGAACACGGCGCCTTCCTTGATGGCGGCCTGGCGGGCGCCGGCGTCCATGCCGTCGAACTGGGCGCGCGTAATTTCACGCTTGCCGCCACTGCCCGACTTGCCGCTTTGATGGGCGCCGCTGCCGGATGCGCCGGAGCCCTTCAGGATCTGGTCCTTGAACGGGCACGCCTGCACCAGCTGAGCGAGGCCTTCGTCGAAGTCGGCGACTTCGCCGGGGCGGGTCGGAGAGTAGATCTTGTTGCCGGCAGCGTCGTACGGCACGATCTTGCCGTCTTCGACCTTGAAATTTCCGCCGAAGTAGGCGCGGGCCATCTCAGCGGGGATGGCCAGGCGCATTGGGTGCTTGTCGTCGCTCAGCAGCTTGGAGCCCGAGAAGCCGCCGCCGACCATATGGTTGTTCAGTTCTGCGGTGCGCTTATCCAGCGTCGCGGTCAGTTCTTGAATCTGGGTGGCGCTGGCCTTGGCTGCGGCAGCGACTTGCTCCTGCGCGGCGCGGGCGGCCGCGTCCTTGATTTCCTGCACCTGCGCGGCAGTCTTCAGGTCGCCAGCAGACAGGCTTTTGACGGTTTCCAGCGCTTTGCGTGCGGCCTCGCCGTCTTCGATGCCTTCGAAGCCTTTCAGCCGCGCTTCCGCTGCTTCCTTGGCTTCACGGTGCCCCTTCGCCTCGCCGTTCAGGCGGGTGATGGTGCCCAGCGTGGCGTCCGCGTCGAACGGCGCTTCGGTGCCGTTCGTGTGAACGAAAATCGGCAGTTTCTTTTCGGCGTCGATCACGATGGCGCCGTTGGCATCGGTTTTGAATGGCATGGTGAGGTCTTTCCGGGCATCCGCCCTATCGATGGCCGTCCGGCCGTTGCGCCGCGTCGCATCCGCTTGCGGCAATAAAAAAGCCACCAGGTTGCCCGGGCGGCCTTCGTTGAGACGTAAAAAAACCCGCCTGGGCGGGTTGCTTATGCTTCTATGACTTGCTCCCTGCGCAAGCCGCAGTGCTTGCAAGCGTAGTAAAGGGACTGTGTTCCGTCTGGCCTAGGCATCGACATGTCTCTGCGCTGAAAGTCGTGTTCGCACTCTCGGGCGCCGGTCGTTTGCTTGAAGACGATATGGGCGGGTTCAGCGCCCTGCGCCACCAGCTCCACACCGCCCAGCGGGGCGCCATCGGGCAACTTGATCGTGGCACCACCGAGGCCCAGCTCCTGCAGGTGTTTGATCGCCACCGCAAGCCTATCGACCGTCAGATCAGGCGGGAGCGGCGCGGTAAGTAAGGTTTTGGCATCGAAGGTCATGCCCCGATTCTACCTCAGTTCGCGTACGCCTCCCGCAGCTTTTCCAGCGACAGCGGCCGGCCGCTCATGTCCACTAACTGCGCCGGCGTCAGCTTTCCGGCGCGGAACAGCTCTGCCCTACCCTTGCCCAGCGTCTCGTCTTGGTAGGCCGGCCCCATCACCTTGAGGAAGTCGGCAAAGGTGGTCTTCGCACTGAGCGGGCCGGCGGCCGAGGCGCGCTGGCCAGGATCCGGATCGTCCATGTCGATGCCCATCTCGCGTAGCGTCTTCATGATCGCCACCTCGGCGCTACGGCAGTTCCAATGCCGCGGCACGCCACCGTTGTATTCCAGCTTGTTGCCGTTGATCGGCCGGTAGTCCCAATCCCACTGCGCGCCGCTGTAAGCGATGCACGTCAGGCTGGTGTGGCTGTCCAGCGTGCTCACCTGCATGATGCCGTTGGTGATATCGCGGTTCAGTTCGAGCGTGGCGCGGCGCGCGGCGGCGGCGACCGTTGTCATACTGGTTTGCACAACGGCTGCCGCATTCTTGCGCGCCAGCGGCAAGACGCCCGGGTGGCCCGGCACGATTTCGGGTACCGCCGGACCTTTCGCCGTCGGCGCGGCGGGCGCCGGCTTAACCTTGACCTCTTCGCCAACGATGCGCTTGATGATCTGCGCGTTCGTCTCACCCTGGGCGGCGCCGATCCGGATTTGGTTGGCGACCTTGAACTGCGTGTCCTGCTGCTGGCGCAACCACCAGTTCTTCGCGGGCGAGCCTTGGATGAGGATGTCGCTGGCCAGCTTCTTCAGGTAACCCTCGGTCGGGATGCCGATACCCATGCGCACAGCCGCGCTGATCTCGCCCGGCGCCGCGCGGCCGATCACGCTGGTCAGCGCCTTCTTGACGCCCAGCGCTTCGACTTCGGCGACCGCGCGCAGGTCCATCTGCAGCTGCGCCTGACCGTAATATTTGGCAATCAGCGCGTTCGATTCGCGCAGCACGGCCGCCTTCGCCTGCTTGCCGGCGTCGGACATCTCCACCGCGTTCGCCAGCAGCGCGACGATGTCCTTTTGCATCAGCACCAGCAGCGCGATCACCTTGGCCTTGATTTCGGCCTCGGCGCGCAGCATGTTGACGCCGTTGGCCAGCAGCACCTCCAGCAGCCACTGCTCGAGCGCGCTCATTAGTCAGCAGCCGGTGCCGGTGCGGGCGCCGAGCTGGGAGTTGGCGCGCCAAGCATGCCCATGTCGAACTCCGGCGGCTCGGCGGCGATGCGCTCCTGCACGTCGGCCCAGACCAGGTCCGGATTGATGATGCCGTAGCGGCGCATTTCGTTGAACGCGTCCTCTTTCGACATCAGGCGGTTGTTCACCAGCTGCACCAGCGACAGGACAAACGGCGCCGCCGCGGCCAGGATCGCATCGGACGAGAAGTCCTTGAAGATGTCGGTCTTGCCCTTGAACTCCAGGCCCACCCACTCGTGCATCAGTGTGATGGCGTTGTCCAGCGCATCCTCTTCGCCCTCAACCATCAGCTTCAACTGGCTTTTGGCCTCGCCGTCCTCGATGTTGTTCTGCGTGGCGGTCGTGGCCACCTGAGATTCCACCAACAGCTCGGCGCCCATGGCGCGCATCTGGTCTTCCAGATCCTTCAGCGACAGGCGGCCGGCCTCGATCGCCGCGCCGGAGTGCTCGATGTATTTGGCCTCAGCACCGATCGGCAGCCGCAGGAAGGCTTTCGGTCCGATCTCGATCTTGTCGTCGTCCTGCACGCCGGAGATGGCCAAGACCGGCACGCGCGCGGTGTGCAGGATCGAATCCTGATCGCTCGACGACTGCCAGTGCTTGATGTTCAGGTCCGCCATGTCCAGCAGCGGCGGAACGGCGGTCATGAAGCCGGTGCGCTTCGTGTAGAAGGTCACCAGCGGCACTTTGCCCAGCGAGACTGGGCCAGATTTGTCCAACGACCATTCTTCGGCGGCCTGGCCGCTGGTCGGCTTTTCAACCTTACGGTAGGTAGCCCAGGTCGTCGGCGTCAGCACGCGAATCTGCGCGATGGTCTTGGTACCGAACTCGCCATTGTTCTCTTCGACCGATTCCATGAAGCGCAGCATCGCCAGCGATTCCTGTCCGTCGGCGCCGCGCGTGCTGCGCCAGCCGAGGATCTGCTTCGGGGTGATGTGCACCAGGTACGGCCGCACGCCTGCAGACTGCTCCGCCGCCTTGGTCGGGTACAGCGCTTTGCCGTCTTTATCGACGGTGGTGGGCATGTCGACCAGGATGTGCGTCAGGCCGTACGCCAAGCCCGCCTGCAGCAGCTTGTGCGCGAACACGGTCACGTTGTTACCGCACAAATCGATGTTTTCGAGCCACGTCTTACCCGGCTCTTCGATATCGCGCACGGTCGTCGCCTCGGCGAACGGCTTGGCCGCCATGTTCTCGATGGTGCGGCCGGTCGCGTTGTACAGCGTGCTGGTTTTCTTGCGGAAGTCGTAAGCTTCTTGACTCTCGGCTGGAAACTTAGGTAAGAAGTCCGTGCCGGCAGCACGCATCGCCTTCGTGCCGCCCACCAAAGCGTCGATCTTCGCCCAGTCGCCCTCCATGGCCGCGACGGCTGATGATTTGTCGTTGACCTTGGACATAGATTCCTTGCTTAGATTCGGAGCTCGCCCGCCTGGGCATTGCGCTTGACGACCGGCCAGCGCTTCGTGATGAAGTAGCCACCGGCGTCGTTGTTGTGGTCGAAGCCGCCCTTCTTGTCCGGCTCGCCCTTGTCGTCGTAGATCTGGCGCTCAAGGCAGAGCGTGAACTTCTGGCACTTATTCGTGTTCACCAGCAGCCGACGCTCGTCGTACGTATTGCACAGCATGGCGTTCATGCTGTTGATGCGGTCTTTGACTGACGGGTTGGTCGAGTCAACCACCACGGTGAACTTCGCGCCGCGCAGCAGCGACAGGTCCGACTCGCTCGCGCAACTCGACTTGCGATTCTGGCCGGACGCATCCGGATAGACCGCGATCGTATGCTGCTGGCCGGCCTGCTGGTAGCGATCCTTGATTTTCTGGATCATGGCCGGCGTATCGAACACTTCCGAGAATTCATCCACGGCGCGCGGCAGGCCGTCGCGAATCACAAACACCACCGCGGCCATCTTGCCCACGTTGAAGTCCATGCCGATGTGCAGCGCGTCGCCGGGCTTGACCGTGTCGTCGGTGTGATTCTTCCGGCGGTCGAAGCAGTAGTAGATGACGCCTTGGTAGTTCTCGAAGCTGGCCAGGTACTCCTGCCGGAACGTGCGCGGGTCCATCTTGCGCCGCGCCGCCTCGAGCTCTTCCACCGGCACATTACCGCCATCGACCGAGGTGTACAGCCAGCTTTTGTGGTCCGGCTCTTTACCCTGCCCGTCCAGATAGCTGTCGTAGCAGTGGTTGAAGCCCTTCGGCGTGCCGATCCGTAGCGCGTGGCCGCCAATCCGCTGCTCGCCGTTGACGCTATAGCGGCACGTCGACAGCATCGGCCGCAAGACTTCCTCCCAAGCCTCGTACGGGCAGTCCGCCCATTCGTCCACCAGCGCGAAGAAGAGTCCCGAGCCGCGCAGGTTGTCGTAGGCGTCCAGGCCGACGATGCGCACCACGTGGCCGGCCTTCGTCGTGATCGAACACTCGGTCTCGTTCGGCTTGCTCGCGCGCCAACTGGAGGGGATGGCCTGTTTCAGGCGTCGCCAAAAAACGCGCTTGGCCTGCTTGAACGTCGGCGCGCCGTACCAGATTTCGTCCTCAACGCTGACGCCCCACTCGGCCGCCAGGCGAACAGCGCGCCGGATCTCAGCCTTGCCGAGGAACGTCTTGCCGAAGCGCCGGCCGCACACCGCGTCACGGAAGCGCGCTTTTTTCTGCCAACCCCAGACGTAGATGTTCGCCTGCTTCGGCGTCAGGACGACCGGCGGATCAGAGTATGGGCTGGTCTGGGACATCTTCGTCAGGCTTCAGCACGTACTCGGGCGTCTTCGGGATGCCGCCGTCATCGGTGCCGACTGGCGCTCTTGGCGCGTCCAGGCGGCGGTTCACGTAGACGTCGCCGACTTCCTTGGCGGCCTGCTCGATGATCTGCATGGCCAGAGGCATGTTGCCTTTGCTCTCAGCCCTTTCGGCCATCCGGTCCAAAGCGCGAAGGCGATAGGCACGATTGGCAATCCCGATCTCGGCCGTCTCTTCGCGGAAGCGCTTGCGCGTGTCTTCGAACAGCGTGCGCCACTTGATGTTCAGAGTCCGGCCGGCGTACTTGGTCGGGTCGTACGTCTCCACCTGCTGGCGGGTGACGTCGAGCTTGAATTCTTCCTTGACCTGCGCGACAACCTGCGTCGGCTTGTCGAAGCACGCCAGCGCCTGCACGATGAAGGCTTTGACGTCATCCTTGAGTGCAGCCATATGGGTTGCCTTCCGTCAAGGGGCCGTCAATGTCAAGCCGCCTTCAGCAGACAGGTATCAGTGCCCTTAAATGTGGTTCCAAGTGCGGCGCGCACGCACATCGCGCACAGTGCGGACGGAAACGCCGAACTGTCTCGCCAGCATCTCCTCAGCGCCCGCGCCGCGAATTGCAGCCACGGCATGTTCAGTTAGTTTGGAGTAACCGTTCGATTCTCCGGCAGCGCGCAATTTGCCGTAGCTGTAGGCATGCAGCCGGTTACCACTGGCAGTCACCCATTCCAAATTGGCGACGTGGTTGTTATCCCTGCTCGCGTCGATGTGATTAACCTCCGTTGCACCTTGGGGTTGTTCAAGGAACGCTTCAGCCACCAGTCGGTGAATGCGAACGGATTTGCGAGTGCCAGGAGCTGAGAGATTCACCGATGGGTAACCACATACCAGAAATGATGCGAGAATCGCACCGGCCACGCCGCTGTTGCGAGTCGTCAGGCGCTTAACGCGACCATGCGAGCTAACTGCGTAATTCGGCCAGCCGGGCGCGACACGCCACTCTTCCATATCCATATCATCCTCGGGAGCATGTGCCGCAAGCGCGGCTGATTGACGCAGAGCTCACCGTCGGGCCAGCTGCGACCGCATCTATCAGCCGCTGAACCTCTGGCGTCGCGCCATAACGAGCCACCACGCCGACGAATTCTTCAATGTCATGTGCGCGCAGCGTTAGTTTCGGGAGCCCTTCTTTAGTGAACTTGGGTGAGCCGAACTCGTCGAGCTCCTGTCCTATATGCATCAGCTCATGCTCCACCAGCGCGCAAAACTCGGCGTCGCTGCACTCCAAGCAGTAGCGTGCGTCGAGCGTGATCAGGTACGCGGGTACGTAGCCGAACCAGTCGGACATCTGCTGTTGCTGGCGGCCTTTCTGCCACGGCCCGCAGCGGAAGGTGACCTCCTCGCATTGGCCGATCACCGTGCGGCCTTGCTTGGCAAAGCTGCCAGGCGCCCAGAGGAACTGCACATCGGCGTATTCCAGGTGCGCGTGGTCTTCATTGAATAGCTGGCCGCCCTCGGTCAGGATCTCGCGGCGCGCCCAGGTCAGCACCTCGGGCGCAGGCACGAACCGGATGTTCATCGGGTCGGCGAACGACTCCGGCGGCAGCGGGCGGCCCGCGCTTGGCGCGGCTGGCTTCTTAGCCATCGCTACTGCTGGTCGACCGACAGCATCACCGGTGGCATGGTGCGTCCGAGGATGGCCAGCTCGACACTTCCGCCGGCGTTCAGCACGGCCAGCTCTTCCTGGCTAGGGCGCCAGTAGGAGACGACCGCCTCCATGTCGCCAAACTTGGCGCGCGTGATCGGCAGCGCGGAGCAAGGCAGTTCGCCCTGGTCCCAACCAGCCGGCGCGCCGAGTACGTCGTTGTTCGATGGATGCTGGATTTTATTCATTGAAAAAAAACCGCCATGTAGGCGGTTCGGGGCGGGGTTAAATTTGCGGGAGAGCTTCTTGAATTGCGTGCAGCAATTCTATTGCTATACGCCTCCGAGTTTGCGTTGGATTCGTCGTCTCGCCCATGTAGTAAGGATGAACAACGCTACCATCGCTAAACTCGAACCCAGCCTCCAGAATCTTGCGAGAGAAGATTATCGGGCCGAACTCGCCATTAGGCAAAGACTCTCTCAAAACAAGTTGACCTATGATCTGCCCATCCATTCGCGCGTGCTGGACAATGCCAGCGAAATCCTTTCGATGTGCCCCAACATAGAGCGCCCAGCCACGAGGAGAGCCATCAGCAATAAGCAAGTGCTTCGGCTCCGGAAAATCCAATTGTTCGGCTGATAGGATGGTTTTGATGAACCAATCCGCCATCTCATCTGCCGCCAATCCTTGGTCAGCTCGTTGCTTTGCTTCCATGTATGTCTTTTGTACATTCATCATTATTCTCCCGAGTTTAGGAGAGTTAACAATAACACAAAAGATGGATGTCGCCGCCCGCTCCGGGCTAGAGCCGCTGGGTGTGTAGCGCACCCGGCAGCCGGACCCACCCGGCCATGTTTCGTCAGCGACTGCGCCCGCTTTTTGAGCCCGCCCGCTGGAGCGCGATGGGCGGCAACGCAACGTTACTGGTATGGCCAGGAAGCCGGGGTTGGTGTGCGCGGCGTGGCCGGCACTGGTGCAGGGCGCTCTACGCCCCACAGGATCATCATGATGGCGAGCATGCTCATGCTGGTAGCCGCGACGTGCGCGCCATGAAGTCAGCGTGAGCGCGCTCGGTGCGGCGGCGCAGCCATGCGTCGAAGTCCATATCCTCCAGCACGATTTCGACTTGGCCGCGCAGCACCTGCAGTTCGGCGAACTCGCCGTCGCGGAAGATTTCGCCGTTGGCGTCGAGGCGATAGCACTCGGCGGTGCCGGCCTCGTCGTCGGCGGTGACGCAGTGCTTCAACTGCTCGCCATTCAGAAACACGGTGGCCTGGCGGCTGCATGTCGAGTAGTGCGGGCTCTTCGGATCGGCGGAAATGCGCATAGTCAGGCCGTCACGGCGAGCAGGATAGGCTTGAGCCAAGCCCACACATATGGGCCCAGCCACATGACCACGCCAATGGCCGCGCCAGCAGCCGCGCCGCCGATCAGCGCGCCTCCAATAAGGATCTTGCGGAGATCGATGTCAGGCATGACCACCTCGAATAAAAAAGCCGCGCAACGGCGGCAAGGCCCAGCGGTAGCTGAACGGGAGAACTGCTGCGGCGCCCGGGCACTCCCAGGCCAGAACCGCGATACTGCGTATTGCCGCCCTGCGGTCTCATCCTCTGCCGTAGCTTCGGGATTAACGCAGATGAAGCGAATTCTGGTGGAGCAGGCTGGAGTTGAACCAGCACCCTGTCAAGCAGACTACGGATTTACAGTCCGTGGCGACTTAGCCGATATTCGCCTCTGCTCCGTGATTGCCTGGTTACAGCGTCCAGGCTGCCGGTCAGGCGCGCGGCCTTGTGGCGGCGTCCGGCTGGTGGTGGCCCGAGGGCCGTGAATTGCATGATCTCGTGGTGGCGTCCCCTGAGTATCTCCGGGCGGGTGCTCCGAAACTCATCAGCCGATTTTTGACCCGTGCGCGCTGTCGTGGCGCTTCTATGCCGGCAGCGGACGGGATTGTCGGCTGGCGGTGAGGCTCTGAGTTTCGCTATTTCATGATGCACCTCCTTGGCGGCCGTCGTGCTGCGGCCTGCGCGTTTCGTGTTCGGTGCGCTACCAGCGCTTCGACTTGCGGCCCTGCAGCTCAGCGAGATCGCGCGCGATGCGCAAGTCGTCTTGCAGCACCAGCAGCGCCATGCACATGCGCGTCCAGCGGATGCGGGCTTGCACCTCGGCGTGGGTCAATTCGGAATCCATGGCGGCCTCGCAGCGGGCGCGGAAATGAAAAAAGCCACCGCGAGGGTGGCTTCGTTGTGCCCCAGCGCTATCTGCGAAGTGGGCGGTGTACACGCGAGCGAAAGCATCAAAGGATTGGTGCTAGCCTCGAATTCCGGCTATCGGTGGGGCCGTAGCCCGCATTACGAGTGCCGAAAGTGTGTGAAGGCCCAACGTTAACGTACTTCGCGAGGCGGTGTCAATCCCGGTGCGTATGACTTGCGCCACGCAGCATGCCGGCCGCGCGCGCATTATGCGACTGGAGCAGCCCTTCCAATTCGCTGACCATGTCCTTGACCTTCTCCAACTCGAAGCCGCCGGCGCCGGTGATCTCAGCCTTGCCGGTACCCTTGCAGGTTACGCAGATGCGCCGATCCAGCGTGTTGCCACTACCAGAGCACGCAGCGCATTTTCCGTCCAGCCAGTGCGCAAGCGAGCGCTCGGCGATACGGCGATAAAGTTTTTGCGCACTATCCGCATCCCAGGCGGTATTCTCCTTCAACCACTTCCGCTCGCGGCCCTTCTGGATCACGCGCTCAGTCCAGATGCGCAGCAAGCTGGCCAGGTTGGCGCTGCCCGATTCGAACAGCTTGTGCTGAGTGCCGTCGGCGTACTTTACGCGCGAGAGCAGCGAACCCAGGCCGGCGCCCGTGACGTCGGCCAGCGCCGCGGCGCACAGCGCATCGGTTGCGTGATGGTGCTCGTCATCGCGCAGATCGCTTGAATTGACGGCGTGCAGGTATCGGTCGGCAAAGCCCATATGTGCGCTCCAGAAAGTGTAGCTGGACGTTAACACAGGTATTTCCGTTGCGCTAGACTGTCGCTATGGCAACTGCGTCATGCACGCAACTGCTGCAGCGCCTTGGCATACGCCGCAGCGAGCGCGCCGACCTCAAGCCGCGGCAGCGCGCGGACGTAGAAGCCGATCGCGCGGCGGATCGCGAGGTATTCGCCGGTCGTCAGGTCCAGCAGTGCCGTGGGCCGCGCGCAGGCTTTGCCCAGCGCCATCCATGCCTCGACCGCCACGTCGTACAGCCGCCGATTGCCTTGCTGCGACCAGATCGCCGCGCTGGTCAGCAGGTGCTCCGTCAGCGTATTGGCCAGGCTAGCCGGCGCCGCGCCGCGCTTCGCGGCATCGAGGGCGATCAGCACCAGCAGCGCCGTCTTGTCGCCCTCCTCTTGGCCGACCAGCTGCTTGCCGGCCAGGAGCGCGAGCGGATTGAGCACGAAGCCATCGCGGCCGCTCACGAGACCACCTCGCGTCGCCCGCGGTACGACTCCCAATCGAACACCACCACCTTGCCGCCGCCCTCGCGCAGCCGGTCCACCGCGCGGGCGCCGAGGTACTTCTCGAGCTCGCCGATGGCCAGATTGCTGATGATGATCGTCGGCCGGCGCGACTCGTAGCGGCCGTTGATGATCTCGAACAGGATCAGCTTCTCGGCGTCGGTACCGAACTGCACGCCCACCTCGTCGAGGATCAGCAAGTCCGGTTCAACCAGGTCGCGCAGCGCCTCTGCCTCGGTGCGGCCGGCGCCCTTGCTGAAGGTCTCCTTCACCGACCGGACCGCGCGAATCACCGACGAGAACACGGCCTGGCCGCCCTGCTCCAGCACCTCGTGCGCGATGCCGACGGCCAGGTGGGTCTTGCCGGTACCGACGTCGCCGCAGAAGATCAGGCAGGCGCCAGACCGGCGTACGGCGCCGAAGTTGTCGGCATAGCGCTGCGCCACCTGCAGCGCCTGCGCCGCTTCGTGACAGGTCGGCTGGTACGTAGCTAGCCGCCGGTCAGCGAAGCGCTCAGGGATCGCCGCGCGCCCCAGGCGGGCGTCCCAAGCGCGCGCCGCCAACTGGCCGCGCCACGCCACCTGCGCCGCGGCGACCGCGGCCTTCTCGGCATCGTGGGTGCACTCGACGCAGGCCGACCAGTTCCCGCCGACCAGCATCGAAGTGTACTCGCCGTGCTGGGCACAAGTCTCCAGCAGCGCGCTGAAAAAGCGCTGACGACCTTCAGAACGAGCCATCGGGAGCAACACCTGCGCGGTAATCTTGCGTGGCGAAGTTGTCATGTTTTTGTCCTTTCTGCGGCGTGCCGCGTTTGATCGTCAGTTGGTCCCACTTCTCGCGCAGCTTGGCCGGCGAGAGGACGTTGGCGCGCCAGAAGCTGTCGCCCTGCGCCCAGTCGAACAGCTCGCAGATAGCCCGGTGTGTGCGCCCATCCCGCTCGCGCATCAGCCGCACCTCGTCCGCCCAGGTGGAGAAATTCGGCGGCTTGTGCTCCGGGTTGCTCGCCAGGATGCGGCCGAAGAGCCAGCGTGCGCAGGTTTCATCCTCTGGCGTGCCGCGGCGTTTCTGCCGACGCTCGGTCGATCCGTCCTCGCGACATTCCGAGGTGAGCGGCGCCGCGGCGGCGGTTTTCGCCGACGTGTTGTTTTTCTCCTGTTCTTGTTCCTGTTCTTGTTCTTGGCTTGGTAGGGGCTTCGAAGGGGCTTGCAAGGGGCTTGTGCTTTCAACCTCAGGAACGCGGCGATTTGTCATGTGAAAAACCTTCGCGTAGCGCTCGTAAAACGCTGAAAGGAAAGGGTTTTCCGGCACTGAATCGTACTCGCGCTGGACACCCTTGCAGCGGTTGTCCTTGAGCTCCAGCTGCTCGCCAATCTGGTACAGCGCCATTTCGGTTACCCACACGACCTCGCTGGCCTCGTCGTAACTGCAAAACCCTACTTCACAGGCCCATTGGAGCCCCTTACTAGCCCCTTCCAAGCCAAGGCCGGTATCGACGGCGATGTAAGCTTTGTTCAGGTAGTACAGGCCGAGCATATTGGCGTGCTGGCAGGTCATCAGATACATGCCGACGATGACCGCCTCGCTGCCCTTTGCCTTCAATGCCTTGCCCGTGCGACCATTCCAAAATTGCGGGCCAACCTTCGAATAATCACGCATGCGCGCCCCCGGCGGCGCCGAACATCGCCACGACCAGCGGATCGCGCTTCACCCGCAGCTTGCGCGCGCGGCCGAGCGCCTTGTACCTGTCGTGGCGCTCTGGGTCAGCGTAGATGCGCGCCTTGTGCGCGGCCTGGCGTTCCCGCTGTGTGAGATTGGCTGGCCGTTGCGCATCTGGACGCGCGCCCAGCCGGTAGACCGGGAGGCGCGTTGCGCGGCCCTGCTGCCGTACTGCCCACGAGGCGATGTAGATCGCACCGGCAGCATGCAGCTCAGCCAAATAGCGCGCCAGGTGCGCGCGACACAATCCAATCTCCAGTGCGATGTCGTCTACCGTCTGGGCGCGCTCGGTCAGCGCCGCAGTGATCTGGGTGATGCGGTAAGCAGTTAATGAATTTTTAATATTCATTTTTCGTTCTCCACATCCAGCGCGGCCAGATCGAACAGCGTCGGCATGCTCACCTCGCGCTCCGCTAGCTGCAGGTAGTGCACCTGGTCGCGGAAATAGCTGGTGTTCAGTTCCGAGCCGGCGCCGCGGCGGCCGAGCTTGACCGCCCGCACGCCGACCGTGCCTAGGCCGTGGAACGGGTCGTAGACCGTCTCGCCGGGGTTGGTGTAGCGGTTGATCAGGCGGTCCACGATGTCAATCTGGAATGGGCACACATGGTTCTCAACGGCGCGCGCCGACTGATCACCATTCAGCGTCTTCATGCGCACGATGTCGTGCCAGACCATCGGATCGTGGCTGCCGGGCGCCAAGCTCATGAAAGTGGCCGGTAGGGTCTTCTCGGCCAACATGCGCTCGCCGACGGCGACGTGGAACTCGTAGTCGTAGACGTTCTGCAGCGAGGACTCGGTGAAGTACTTCGCCAGCTTGCCCGGGCCGTAGCTGGCCATCTCCGCAGCGCCGACCAGGCGGTCGCCGCTTGAGCGCCAGAAGGCGTGCGCGTCCACCTGCCAGCGCGCGACGCTGTAGCCGGTACCAGGGATCGGTGGGAGTTTCCGATCGAACGGCACGGCCGCACCCTGCTCGTCCATGCACAGCGGCTTCGCCTTGGTCGCCGGCGTGTCGGCATAGCTCTTGCTGCGGTCGGTCTGCGGCTTGTGGAACAGCAGCACGTATTCGGGCATGCCCACACCCATCTTCGTGCCGTCCTTGCACACTTCGGAGTAGCCCAGGCGGTAGGTCTGGTTGTTCTCGCGCACCACGTCGGTGACAATGGTGATCATGCCCATGTAGTCGAAGCCATGCCGGCGCGCGTGGAAGATCGCCTCGGCGTGAAACGGGCTGACGGTCGGCACGCCGGCGCCGGTCACGTTGCCGAACAGGATCCGGTCCTTCACGTGGCAGGCATAGATGCGGCCCGGCTGCAAGATGCGCAGCAGCTGCGGCGTCAGGAAGTCCATCTGGCGCCAGAATTGATCATTGTCGACGGTGTGACCGAAGTCGTTATAGCTCGGCGAGTACTCATATTGGTTTCCGAATGGAATCGACGTCAGGATCATGCCCATCGAGTTGTCCGGCTGCTGCAGCGCCTCCAGCACGCAGTCGTTGTTCGCGACGCGGAAGTGCTCACCCTCGGCCACCTGGCGCTCGACACCGATGGTCCTGGCCAGCGTATCCTGCATCTGCAGCTGGTCCAGGCCGTAGGTGCGGATGATCTCACCCATGGTGGCGACCGAGTCGTCGTGCAGGCGCCACTTCTCCATCAGCGTCGCCAGCACCGCGCGCTCGACCTCGGTGTGAATCAGGTGCACGCTGCAGGTGCCCTGCTGGCCGAACCTCAGGATCCGGTGCACGGCCTGGATGAAGTCCGCAAACTTGAAGCCGATGCCGGCGAAGATCATCAGCTGGCACTGCTGCAGGTTCGGGCCGGCGCCGTACATCACCGGCTTGGACAGGAAGATGTCGCGGCGCCGCTCGCGCCAGTCGTCCATCAGCTCCTCACGCAGATCTTGATCTTGGCTCCCGTCCAGCGACGCAACGCTCCAGCCTTCCGCGGCAATCGCGCGCTCCAGCGCCCGCTGCTCGTCGTTCAGGTCGCACCAGACGATGGCCTGGGCGCCGGCCGGCCGCGCGCGCAGCAACTGGACCACCTTAGCGACGCGGTCAGCCAGGCTTTCGCGCTTCTCGCCGGCCGCCGCCGACAGGCCCATGGCGACATTGGGGATCAGAAGACCCTGGCCGTTCTTCTCGTTACCGGCGGCCTGATAGTTGCTTGGTAACTCGTGCACCTGCAGGTTCAGCGGCGGCAGCACGTAGCCCTCGTCCGAGTGCCCCAGGTCGCTGGGCTTTTGCAGGTACAGTGCCCAGCTGGCCACCCAGAGCCAGAACTCCCGTTCCTTGTGGGGGTAAAGCGTCAGGTTGCCGGCCTTCTCGCTGTCGCGCTGGAAGAAGCGGGTCAGCGCCTGGCCGGTGTCCATGACGCCCAGGAAGCCGGCGTAGTGGATCAGCTCCTTCAGGCGGTTCGGGCTCGGCGTCGCCGTGTACACGAACTTGAATTCGGCGTGCGCGAAGATGTCCAAGAACTCCTGAAAGGTTTTGCTGCCGTAGCTGCGCAGCACGGCCGCCTCGTCCAGCGCCACGGCGCCGAACAGCGATGGATCGATCTTACCGTCGCGCACCGGCTCGTAGTTGGTCACGTAGATCACGTCGTCGCGGTCGACCTCGGCCGAAGTCTTAATGAATTTCAGCTCGACGGCGTACTCGCCGGTAAAGCGCTGGCGCACCTCGCGCGCGAACTCCTGGCGCACGCCCAGCGGCATGATGATCAGGCGGCGCAAGCCCGGCCGGTTGGCGCCGATCAGGCGCATCACTTCCAGGTTGGTTGCGGTCTTGTGCAGGCCGAACGATGCAAAGATGGCGCGCTGCCCACCGGAGAGTGCCCAGCGCGCGATGTCACGGGTATGTGGCTTGAGATGTGGGTTGATCTGGTACAGCGGCACGTCGAAGCCGCAGCGCGGCGCCAACTTGATCTTCTCGCGAAGGAATTCGTGGTACTGCGCGGCCACCAGGCTCTGCTGTTCTTCGAGGCTAAATGCGCTCATAGATTCTCCATTGCATAGTTTTGGACGGCCGTCACGCGGCGGCCGCTTTCAGTTTTTTCAGTTCTTGCTTGTAGTGCGCGGTCATGGCGATCAGCTGGTCGACCGTATAGTGGCGAGGCTCGTGGTCGGCTTCCAGCGCCTCAACGGCGGCCAGGCCTATGCGCGCGACGACGCCGGCGCGGAACGACGCCGCCGTGGTGCCCCCGGGCCTGTTGCAGCCCTTCATCTGCTTGAAGACGTTGCGCACGTCGAAGCGCAGGTGCGGGTGGCTGCCGCGTGAGAGGTAGTGGCCGGCGTCCCATTCGCCGCCCGTGAGCGACTGGCTGGACGGCCAGCGTCCGCAGCAGATGCAAGGTTCGTTCCGGTCACGGAACCGCACCCAGGCGTTAAATGCCGTCTGGCAGTCGGCCACGTGGTCGGCCTTGCGCTTAAACTTGGCCAGCTTCTGCTGGCGGTCCTTGCGCTCGGCGGCGGCCTGAGCCTGTTTCTGCTTTGCCAGCTTTGCCATGGCCAGCACCGCGCCGCACTCTGGTGAGCACCAGGTGACAAACGGCGCCGGCCGCACGAATTCGGCGCGGCAAGTGCGCACGGCGCACTTGTGCTTCTTCTCGCGCGCGACGATCTTGTTGACCTCGCGGCCTTCGACTCGCTCGAGGCGATTGAATCCATTCACCTTCATTAACGCCTTGCGCGGTGGCATTCGGGACCGTTTCATTGCGCCACGCCTTTATTCCATAGCAAAAAGCTATCAACAAAAATGATGTGTTGCGTGATAATATTTACAACTACTTGCGAGGGCGTGGCATGTCTTACACTGTTCAGGAGAACTACCGGGGCTGGGAAATCACCATCCGATGCAGCCACATTTCGAGCAAGGTCGGTCACCCATCGAGATATACCGCCGTGGCGGAAGCTGAGCTCGAACCAGCGGAAGATCCGAGCGCCTGGGTTGATCCGCGGATGCAGGTGCTTACGACCGGCGGCCGCAGCTTCCCTAGCGGCGACGAATGCATCGGGCTTCTGCTCAGCGAGGCTAAGCAGTTGATTGACGCCTTGCGCCGATAGCACAACCATTGAGGTCTCGTCGAGCTTGAGGGGTGTGCGGCGCATCATAGAAAGCACATCCCGCTCTCGCAAGAGCCAGCCTCTCGGCCAAACAGCACTTCTTGAGCATCACTGAAGTCCACCTGGTCAATAGGGACGGGCTGGTCTGTCAGCCAAGCGTGGGCATCCAAGCGGCGCAACTCCCGATCAAACTGCACGACTTTCGGCCAATCACGCGGGTCGTTTTTAATCTCGCGCCACTCCCGCATGTGGTGGTTGGGGCACATCCAGCACGAGGAACTTGGCGGCGTCGGCCACCCCATTCCCTCAACGATGGCAATAGCGTTGCTGCGAGATAGCCCAAGGCGAATCAGAGGAAAGCCGACCTGCCACTTTCCTTTATTTTTTGAGGCGCCCTGCGCCCTGAGTGCGCGGCCCATTTCGTCCGTGCTGTAACCAATCCAGTTGGTAGCCGCCTTCACGCCAGCAAGCGTGGCTGCGGTCCAGCCATCTTCAAGCTTGTGGACGATGGACACGGCCAGGCCGCGCTGAATCAGACTGTCGCGGCCGGATTTGCTCGGCTCCTCGCCGTGCTGTAATGGGCCGCGCTCGATCAGCGCTATCAGGGTGTCGATTTCGGCACCGGTGAGTTCGAGTGCATCGCGCGTCATGGCCGCGCTCCCAGCGACAGTGCCACCCGCGTGCGCTTCGCATCCAGGCCGGCCAGCCGGCAGCCGACCTCCGTCGCGTGGAAGTATTGCAGTTGGAGCAGCACGGCGCCGGCGCGCGCGAAGCCGGCCGCCACCAGGCGCTCCATAGCAGCGCGATCGCGGCGGTTGACCAGGTAGTGGTTGCGGTAGCCCCAGCGCACGCGCGGCCAGTGCGGCGTGGCGCCGAGCATGAACAGCAGCAGGTCGGCGTCGCCGGGTTCGAGCGTGGCGACGCGGTCGGCCAGCTGGCAGGCGTGGCATTTGCCGTGCTGGACCAGTACCTTGGCCGGCGCCGCCTTGCCGCAGGTGCAGCGCTTTGGCACCAGGTTGGGTGCGGGCTTTTCATTGCTGATGGCGCGGTGCTGGCGCTCCGCGCGGCTTAGATCGTAGATCATGCTATGCTGCCTCTTTGTGATTGGATTTTTAATGTCCGATAACGCTTTTCAATATAAAGGCCATCGCGTGGAAATTTCCGTTTCCGTTGATTCAAAGGGTAATTGGCGCTGGTCTTTTACCGTCGACGGACTCGATTACACAGAGATGTGTGATCGCCCGATTCCCGGATACGAGCTCGCGCTGATGGAGGCTGCCCAAGAAGCAAAGCAGCGCATCGATGCGAAGAAATAGGCGATTTCTCACGCCGCCACCAAGCCCATCTCACGCTCGTGCGTGAAGTTGGCGCGAATCAGCGCTTCCGACAACGGCGGGCAAACGCTGTTTCCGCACATGCGTACCTGGGCTGATTTCGTCAGCGGCACGCGCGGCAGCAGCAGCGGGTCGCCGTCGGCCTGGTGGCCGTCCTTGAACAGTAGCTCCGGGTCAGGAATCTCGCGGATCACATAGTCGGCCGGGAAACCCTGCGCGCGATACAACTCGGCCGGCTCCAGCATGCGCAGGCCGATGTCGACGATCTGGTAGTCCACACCCTGGATGGTGACGAGGCCGTATCGGTCCTTGGTGGTGACCGTGTGCAGCGGCTCCTCCAGGCGCGGATCCTGGTCGGTGCCGTAGTACTTCAACAGAAACGCGCGCACCTCGGCGTGGTGCTGGCCGCCGGCGCCAATAGTGTGCAAGGACTCGTCCATGCTAGCTGTAGTGCTGGTGCCGCGCAGCTTCACGAGGCTGCTGGTCACGATACCGCCGGCGGCGCCGCTCGCGGTCACGGTGTTCAGCGGCTGCTCCACATCGCGAATACCATGGCTGAAGCGCTTTCCGCCAGCCTGCCCCTCGCCGTGCCCCATGTGGATCAGGTTTGCCGTCACGATGCCCATCGCGTGCGCGCACCCAGCCGGATTTTCCTTCGGACCAGCGGTGATCGTCGGCAGAGGCTCGGCCATGTCGCTCCCGGTGGCGCCGGTGCGGAACTTGGTAATGTGCGCGACCGCGAGCGCCTGGTTGCCCGCTGCGGTGATAGTGGGTACCGGCGCGTCGACTTCAGCACCAGGGTGGCCGGTCGTATTGGTCATGACGAATGGCGCCAGTTCGGCGGTGACGACTGCGGTATCTCCCTTTGCGGTGATGGTTGCAGCCGGCTCGTTCGCGCCGCGCGGGCGGCTCTCACCGGCGCGGCCGCCGACGCCCACCAGGGTCGCGGACACGGCGCTAAAGTGGCCGCCCTTCACTTGGGCGCAGATGGTGCGCAGCGGCTCGTCCGCCGGCATCACGCGCTGATTGTGCGCATTGGCGTGCTCATTCAGAAATGCCGTGACCAATGCGGCCTTGTTCGCGCTCACCACCGTACCGGGCGGCTTCTCGACGTCGAGTGCGCGCGGCGCCTGGCCGGCGCGTTCACCGTAGCCCACTTGCACCATGGTGGCGGTAGCCAGCGCCTTCTCCCCGCGCTGCGCGCCGGTGATCGTGCGGAACGGCTCGTGCACGGATTCGTTCCGCTCGCCGCCTTGGTGCGTCAACGGCACGATGCTGGGCACGACCACGGCGCGGTGGTTCTCTGTGGTTAGGGTGCCGAACGGCTGCTCCGCCGACACCGGTTTGCCAGAGTAGATCGGGCCACCCTGCCCCACGATGAACGGCGACGCCGACTCCACCACGTAGCGCATGATGCCCTTGGCGATGCGCCGCATCGTGGCCTCGGCCAGCGGGCGCTTGCGCTCAAAGATCGATGGGCAAGGAATCGACCAGTCGATGCACTCGGCGGCTGTTCGCCACGGTGCTAACTTGCCTGCGATGACGGCCGCCGACGTCGGCGCGCCATTTGTAGCTTCCGGCCACCGAATTGGCAGTCCGTCGCGGCGCGCGATCATGAACAGACGTTTGCGGATCGTTGGCGTGCCGTAGTCACAGGCGCGCAGTTCGCGAAACTCTACAATATAGCCGAGGCCCTTCACCAAGGCTTCGCGCGGCACGCTCTCGCCCAGCACTTCGCAGATTTCTTCCAGATCGGGATGGTCAGCCGGAATGCCGGTCGACAGTGCTGCCTTGAACGCCTCGAACAGGCGCCCGCGGAATTCGGGATCGGGATACATGTTGCCGTCGGCGCCGACCTTCAGCGGCCCCCAGGTCCTAAACTCTTCAACATTTTCGAGCAGGATGGCGCGCGGCTTGGTCAGGTAGCCCCAGCGCAATCCTACCCATGCGAGGCCACGGATGTTCTTGTTGACCGGCGTGCCGCCCTTGGCCTTGCTAAAGTGTTTGCAGTCCGGCGACAGCCAGACCAGCGCCACCGGCTGGTTGTTGGTTACCTTGATTGGATCGACGTCCCATACGCTCTCGCACAGGTGCTTCGTGTGCGGGTGGTTGATGGCATGCATCGCCAGCGCTTCGGGATCGTGGTTGATGGCGATGTCGACCGGCCGACCGAACGCCGCTTCGAGGCCGGTGCTAGTGCCGCCACCGCCAGCGAAGTTGTCGATGATAAGTTCGTGCCCCAGCGGCAGTTCGAAGGTGCAGGCGTCGCGCTTCATGCCCGCGCCCCTTCCTTCGGCCGGCGTGTGATGAACACGGTGGTCGGGTGGTGCTCTCCGCGGAACGCCGGGCCCGCGACCTGGCCGACGTACGGAGGTGGCGCCGGCGGCACGATGCCGAATGCTTCGCGCGCCTCGTCGGTAAGCGAGTACATGATGCCGTGCTGCTGGGCGTGGCCGCCGATCATGGTGGCGAAGATCGGGCGCAGACGCGATTCGACACCTGGTTGCTCGATGTCGAAGCCGGCGCGCTCGCAGACCTGATAGAAGGTGCCCGGGCCTTGCTGCAGGGCGATCAGCAGCGCGTAGGAGCGCGTTTCCTTGCGTGGAAGCGCGCGCGTCATGGCTGCCCCGCAGGTGCGTTCAGGTCAACCGTCATGCGCAGCTTACGGCGCGCGCGGTACTCGGCGGCCCCGGTGGTGGCGCTCTTCTCGGCGATGTGATCACGGTCCTTTTCGCGCCATTCGCGCGCGGCGAGCGTGATGTTGCCCTCCGGCGTGCCAGGGTGGTCTGGCGCCGGTCCTTGCTGTAAAATTGTGGACATGTGTTTCCTCTGCTATATGGTCAGGCCGCGCTGCAACGTGGCCTTTTATTTGCATTACCTAACCGTAATTTTTCCCGCTTCAGGCTGTGCTACGATGGTCTTCGAAATACCCTGAAGTGGATTTTTTCGGCCGCGCATCGACGCGGCCTTTTTTATTTACGCCGCTCTTCTCGCAGCTCGCGGAGCATTCGTTCGTAGTGCTCGCGCTGGCGGTGCTTCTCGTGCGACATGACGTGGGCCGGCTCGACATCCATCGGCTTGTCGTCGTGCGCTGGTTGTTGCGGTTGGCTCATACGGTCAGCGCCTCACCGGACAGAACTTTGCGGATCGGCGCGACTGCGAAGTTGAACTTCTCGTGCGCCTTCAGGATCATGCGATCACCGAAGGGAATCTTGTCCTTGCGGATCTTGCTGATCACCGGCGGCGCCACCTCGAAGGCGCGCGCCAGGGCAGCGTCGTTCTTCAACCGCAGCTGGGCGGCAAACTGGTCCAGCAGAGCGGATGCGGCGCCGGGCTTTTGCTGTTGTAGCGATGCTTTGGACATGTGATTTTCATCCTCTATTCGCCGCGCGCGACGGGGCGCGGCATCCCGGTTAGATCAAGGCTCAGCACTCCAGGTGGGAATAGACTGGCCGAGGATTCACATACGCATGTGGTGGCGCGGCACGCTGAAATTCGCGCGGCCGGGCAAAAACATGGCCATGTTCTGGCCAGCTTTCGGCCATTCCGTTTGCGCGCCGCGGCGCCTATCATTTTGAAAACGCGCCGACCAGTCGTTTGCCAGCTGGCGCAGCGTGCGGCTCTGCGACTCGCCGGCCTCGGCACATGCGGCGCTGAAGTCGCGGTATTCATCCTCGTTGAACAACGCTTTCGCGACGAGGACGCGAGGTTTGGGCATCTTGTTGCGGTTCATGGTGTTTTTTCCTATAAAAGTGATTCAGGATTTCAGGTGATGCGGATGATGCTGGTGGTGCAAATTTCGATAGCGGCGTCAGCCCGGCATGCCGCAAGCGGCGGCGCCGCAGACTGGATCACTGGCCGCTGCCGCGATACGCATAAATTTTTCACGGTCAGCTGGATCCTGCAGGTTGAGGTCGCTGATAAGTGCTTGCTGCTGCTTCGCCTTCGAGTCGCCATCGACGTCCGCTGGGGATGCAGGCGCGAAGAATTTGATTTGCTGGTCGCCCTGCTTGGCGATCACTTCCAGCAGCGTGGTCTGCTTGCGCAGCTCGGCCAGCATCAGCGCCTGGGTTTCATCGCCCACCAGTTCGACGCCGGCGATGTTGGCCACGGTCACAGGCGGGCCGCGCAGGATGGTGGCGAGCTCGATCAGCAGCGTGGCGGCCGTGTCGGCGATGGCGGCCGGGTCGCGGCTATCAGCGTCGAGCTGGAATGCGGCCAGCAGCGCGGCGCTCAGGGCTTGGTGGTTGCTCATACAGCTTCCTTTCAGAAAATCGGGCGGGAGATTCCAATGCGGTACAGTTGCAGTTCTCACACAACAACTTGCAAAGGGATCTCCCATGGACTGCAAACAAAATGTTCAGATCACGTTCAGCGAAAATTTCGAAGCGGAAGCAACCTACGATTTCGATTGGCTCAAGATCAACGTCAGCGTGAACGTCTCTATAGCGGATGTCGATTCGTACACAGCGAAGGATCTGAAGGAAATTCCGATCAAATCCGCAATCCTGCAACTTCAGAAGCTGCTGAACCAGGAGCCCTAACGCCACCAGTCGCCGGATCGTATTCCATTGGACGATCCTCCATCCATACAGGCGCAGCGCTTCCGACAATGCATGCCCAGTGGCCGCGCTTTGCGCCGGCCGGCGGCGGCACATGTGCGAAGCGCTCGCGGTCGGTGACGGTTGCGAGGCGTGCGCCAGAGTGCTCGCGAATCGACTTGAGTTCAGCACGCATGGCACGTAATTCGTTGAGCACGAGACCGCCATCCGCCGGTACCGGCGCGGGCATACCAGCAGCCGCGCTCACCGCCGCGACGGCAACCTCCGCCTTCTGCGCGACGCTAATCACCTTCTCCAACAGGGTGAGCGCGTCGCTTACCTGGCTGGTGTCGATTTCGATCTTCAGTGGAGTGAAGGCTAGCGCATCGAGTGCGGCCGCCGGCACGTACCCCAGCTTCGCCATCAGGCGGTCGATGATCTTCTTCATGCTTTTTCTCCAAGCAGAGGTGTCACCACCGCACGTTCAGGAACAGTGTCGGTGATGTTGTGAGGGGATGATGGTTGGCGGCCGGCGTGGCCAGCGGGTGGTGCGGGGTCGGTGGCGCGGCGAGTGTGGTCATCGGCCAATTCTGGCCAGATGTTTTGCCAGTCGTCGGGGCGCAGGTCTTTGCGTGTGACCTGGCCGTCTGTAGCTTTTTCGATGGCGAGACAATGCTCGACAGGCACGCCGCGCACGCGCCAGTTGCCGAGGCGAGCAGAACTAATGCCAATTTTTTCCGCTAGCGATGACAGGCCATCGCACCACTGAATTGCTTTGTCGAGTGAGTTCATGAGGCCATGCTACACATCTTGTGTATCGCAGTCAAACTTTTTGTGTAACACGTTTTGTGAATAGGTCGCTATCCTTCGCGCATGAGTAAAAGAGGCAATATTCCTTGGGCCCGGATAGAGGCCCGCTTGGCAGAGCTTGGAAAGGATCAGGCGTGGTTGCGCTCGAGCCTTGAAATTGAGGCGAATGTCATCACGAACTGGAAGTCTCGCGGCGCACCCGCCAGCAAAGCGGTATCGATCGCTCTAGCACTCGGGCTCACCACTGACCAACTTCTCGGCTCTCCAGCTGATCCTGTCGATATTCCTGGCGCAATGCGCGTGGTGATCGCCGAACAGGGTGACCCGAATTTCTACCACATCAAAAAGGTAAAGCTTCAGCTCCGCGCCGGCGTTACCGGTTTTCAGACGGTGCCTGACATCTACGACGGCGACACGATCAGCTTGCGCAAGAACTGGGTGGACCGCAAAGGAATTCACCCGTCCACGCTGCTTGCGCTTACAGTGGCCGGCGAAAGCATGGAACCCAATTTGTACGAAGGTGACGTGGTCATCATTGATACCGCTGACAAGGCGATGAAGGATGGGGTGGTCTACGCCTTCAATTACGACGGCGAGGCGGTGATCAAGCGGCTAGTAAAGGAACGTGGCGATTGGTGGCTATTCTCTGACAATCCAGACCAGGCCCGGCACCGCCCCAAGGGTTGCCGGACTGGGGATTGCGAGATAATCGGACGCGTGGTTAAGCGCGAGACTGACCACATCTGACGGAACCATGCGGTATGAGCGTATGGCGCTTTGCCTCACACGAACCCACGCCAGCGAATGACGACATTGTTCCTGGGTTCGTGGTTGGGCAACTTCTTAATCTCGTTCGCATAATTAATGAATCCGCGCAGCTTGCGGCCAAAAGCACAAACATCGATACTCGAAGGTTGCGCCTAGACTTAGCCCGAGAAAAGCTTCGTGAATTTGAATTCATCGCCGCAAAATATCCCCGCATCAAAGCCACCAATCTAAATGAACTGAAAGCGGGCATCGCAGCGATTCAGGTGGAAATCGATGCGACATTTGAGCTCCATCCTTTGCAGCGCGGAGGTATCTATGATGGGTGGGAGTATCGCGCCGTCATGCACTTTTCCACGCCTCTTGAACATCTGCTGCTGCATGGAACTCGTGACCTTGAGCAGACCCGGATGCCGGGCGCGCCACCAGGTGATTACGGTCACTGGCGTGCAAGGACAAAAACCCTCCGCCAAATGGGCGTGGATATGGATGAGCCCGCGCCAGCTTGGGTGCCGCTTGAGGTGCAGGTGCGCAATGGTGACGATTGGGGCTATCGGGATTTTCTGGTGGCCCTCAGACTAGCCGCTGAAACCCCAGGCTTGATTGAGCATCGCCATAACGCCGTTTTTGCGGCGGCCAGCGATCCTCGATGGGGAAAGTATAGAGGCTTGATCGGACATCGCGCCGAGGATCTTTGCGGCTGGTTCTTCCCGCGATTCATCGACACAATTCCGGGGCTCCCTTATACGGCAGTTACGGCGATGTGGGATGTGGCGCTCGATACGCCCAATCGTATCAGCGACGCATCCGATGATCAACTGCTCAAAATCAAGGGCATCGGACCCGTGACACTTCGAAAACTGCGCGCGCGATGCGCCGAAATATTAGAAGGTCGAGATGAGGTGAGGCTAGATCGGATTCGCCAATCGAAATAATTGGATAGATTTCCAATTGTCAATAAATCATATAATTTCCGAACGAAACGGCACGTTCTTGCCGATCCTGGAGATGATTGTGAAAATAGCATTGGTCGTAATTCTGGCAATCTGCGCCACAACATCCGCGTTCGCGCGCGGCGGTCATAGCGGTGGGCATTCTGGTGGCGCTCACTATTCCAGCAAACCGGCTACTGGTACCGGCGCGAAGTCCTCCCGCGAGCATGTGTCTAGCTACACAAAAAAGGATGGCACCCACGTGGCCGCACATAATCGATCCACCAAGGACGGCACGAAGGCCAACAACTGGTCCACGAAGGGTAACGTCAATCCCGAAACCGGCAAGCCAGGTACGAAGTAAGCGATGTTGCGCGCCCTCCTCCTCTCCCTGCTACTTGCGGGCGGTGTTTGCGATGCCCTCGCCCAGCTCGCGCCACCACCAGGCACACCTGCAACTGCGCCGGCCGCGCCAAAGAAAACCGAGCCCAATGAAGCCGACCTGCAGACGCACGGCCACTACGTGAACAAGGCTGGCCAGGATGTGCACTCGCCGGCGAAGAGCGTCGATGGCAAGGTGCCGGACGGCGCCACGGCGAAGTGCCGGGATGAGAGCTACAGCTTCAGCAAGAGCCGGCGTGGCACTTGTTCGCGGCATGGCGGCGTGGCGAGTTGGCTCTAGCCCCGTGTCGCCGCTTAGCCAGAAATACGTGTTCAAAATAACGGGCACGGGATCGATCCTCACATTTGGGAGAACTTTGGTGGTCAAAATATCGATGCTAAGTTTTCGGCTCGATACTTGACATTGCTCTAATTTTTAATGTCAGTAATTTGGCGCAAAAAAATTTTAACTGGTATGATTCTCCAATCAGAACGCCTATTGACAAAAATAGGTTGTAGCGCCATCTGAATGCCTGAAGGACTTTTATAGGAACCGAAATCGATAGCCGATTTCGTATAGACGGGACTCCCCGAGGGAGGACATCATGTCAGCAGTTGAATTGCAAATACTTGGCGCCGTGGGGCGCACACTCCGCGAAATGCCGCAGGCTCGCGACCTTGAGCTGTTAGGTAAAATTGACCAAACCCTTAAGGCTGTTGCTGATCAGACTGTTAAATTTCAGTCCATGTCACTTATGGTAGACAGCCTTATTGACCCAGTGCAGAAAGCAAAATTTCCAAACACAGACAAGTTGGTTGAGGTTGAGGCCGCGTTTGTCAGCGCTCTCCCAGTGAGCGAAAAATACTATGATACCGTCGTCGCTATGCGTCAGAGTGCGGTTGACGATAAGCGCTTGACCGAAGACGATGGCATTGTGGAGGCATACGACGCTTTGGTAGAGCAAGCTGCGGCCTACCACAACAGCTTGAGCAATCTTGCATGGATTATCGGTGAGCAAATTGTGGACGCGGAAGAGACTGTTCCGTTATCGTTCGAAGATGCTGATGATATGTTTGCGTCGATGGGTGTGTAATTGCGTACCCGCCTGCGTGTTACTGAGCTGCAGTACAAGCCCAGATTCGCAAAGGATATGAAAAGCCTTCCCATTGATATCCAACTCGCAGCGAAAGAGGTTGTTCGTGATCTACTAAAAGATCCAATACCGGCAACCCGGCGCTTACACCCACTGACTGGATTTAAAAATCCGAAAGTGTACACTGTCGACGTGCTATCCAATCACAGCTACAAAATTTCACTTGAAATCGAGGGTGAAACCGCAACCCTTCGGAGGGTTGCAACCCATAAAATCATCGACCGGTGCCCATGAAGATTACGAGCTCCGCGGTCGAGGCTTTTAATTCTATCGCGCTCGCAGAGTCAGCTTCTCTTCGTGATGAGCGATGTCCGATCAAACGCCATCTCCAGCTGCGCGGGCTCACCGAACCGCTCGCGCGTCCGATCCTCGAGCAGTGCGAAATCCTCCGGCGTCGCCGTACCGCTGGCCAGCCTCTGCGCCGCCGGTAGCGCCTTCACCACCTGACTCTTGGTCATCTCGTTGTAGTGCTTCGAGCCGGCCAGCGCGTTGTTCGCGGTGTGTGCGGTCGAAAAGAGAATTCCGTGGCGGCCGACCATCTCCAGCGCGGCCTGGTGCAGCGGCAACCGGTCACGGTAGGTGCTCAACTGCTGCAGCGCCAGCTCGGCCTCCAACTCTACCATCCTATCCCACACACGCGCCTGCAGCTCGTAGCTGTAGCTCATCGCCATCAGACAAGCTTCCCGTTTAGGGAAATAGCAGCAGTCGTAGGTTTGGCCATTCTGAGGATGCTGGTAGGTGCCCAAAAATTTTTGGACACCCTCCCCCAGCACTTTTCGAGCCTTGGTCATCAGACTCTCGTGCCGCAACTCGACGTACGGCTTCTCCGCCGTCGCCCTTGCCTTCCTGTCCGCGTTGATAAATTCGACCATCTCCATGCTGCTCATGGCCGGCTCAAAATCTCGTATGGGACCGCTCATCGAATTATCTCTCCGCGCTGGGTTTGGGGATGTGTTCGCCTGAAGACATAAGCTTAGCACGACCTGTATGAATCGCCAGTGTTTTGGCGACCGATTCGGTACCTGCGCCGGCCAATAAAAAGCCGCCCGAAGGCGGCGTCTCTACGCTGGCCAGCTCAGACTTGGCGGCGCCGGCGCGCTACCGCAGCCAGGACGCTCAGGCCGCCTAGCAGCATGCCGTAGGTCTCAGGCTCAGGAACTGCCGCGACTCGTTCTAGAGATGTGATTTCGGCGCGAACGTGGACCTCGTCTGCACCGACGTTCATATAGTAGTAGAAATTCCTTTGGAAAAACTCATCCAAAGTCAGCTGTTCGGGAATTGCCGAATTACTAAAAGTCTTGCCGGTGAGATCGACAAGCTGGACATACAGGTATTCTCCCGGAGACGACGTATAGGATGAAAAGGTAAAGCTGTCCAACCAGTGCCCGGGTCCTACCGGGTAGTTGTTAGACGTATCTAAAAGCGTCGTGTAGGGCTCAGGACGATCTCCAATAGTTGGACCATTGTCGAACTTAGCCGACAGTGCGCCAACGTTGAGATAGACTTTCCAGTAGTCGCCTTCTCCACCCCAGACAGGTGCAGATGTGTCGTAGCTAAATCGGCCGTGCACCGTATTGCCAATCCCAACGCTCATCCCCTTGATCACAGTTTCGTCAAACGATTCATCGCCCTCGCGATTAGATATCTGCGCAACCGATGCGGAAAAATCGTAGGTAATCACTTCAGCCCTAGCCGAGCATGCACCGGCGACCAACATTGCTGCCACAACCAGCTTGAACATTCTCATCCCGATCCCTTTCAACGTTGTAGTTATTGCATCTAGTTAATTATCTTATTTAGAACTATTTTTGGCAATTGATTTGTTTGCAGGATCGGCGCTGTACATGAGTCAGGCCGTTCAGGACCACAGTCGGCGCAGCACGTTGCCCCCCCCCGCCCCCAAAGCACCCCGCCAAGCGGCTTTTTTCGGCATGGAGATTTGGGCGCAACACCGCCCTTACACATTTCGAAAATTAATTACACAAATCGTTTGATATAACTACACAGTTTGTGTATTATCACTTCATCGACGCACCAATCACGATGGAGAACGAAATGTCTCAAGCCGAACTGAAAGCCCTGATCGACGCAGCCGCTGCTGCTGGCGACGCAGTTCCCGCCTTCGACTTCAGCCAGCCCGCCGCGCCGGCGACGCTGGGTTAAGCGGAGGCCGCCATGCGCAAAGTCCTCCGCAAGAACACCACCGACCTGCAATGCGCCGGCCTGGTCGCCAGCATCGGCTGCCCGCGCCGCCTGGAAATTTGCAACGAGTTCGGTCGCAAGCTGACGCGCCGTCGCCTGTACTACACCGAGAGCGACCTGGCCGCGCAGCAGCGCATGGAGCGCAGCCGCGCCGCGGCATTGGCGTCCGGCTGGATTTTCGAGGTCGCAGCGTGAACGCTCCAATCTCCGCCGCCGTGCTCCAGCTGCGCTCCAACGCGCCGGCGCCGCGCGTTCAGCCCACCGTACCTCCGACCGCGCGCCTGCTGGCCGCGCAGTTCGAGCACGACGGCCTGCTGGTTGACCTGTACGGTTCGCTGGATGAGTCCGGCTACCTGGTGGAGCACGTCGCGCTCTGGCCATCGCAGCACCAGCAGCTGAAGGTCGACCTGGGCGCGTGGCTGGCGCCAACCGTGCTGTTCCAGCTGAGCGCCTGGTGCAACCGGCGTCTGCCGAGCACTGACGAACTGCTGCTGGCCTCGCAGCACGAAGACCGCGCCGAGCGCGCACTGTGGATGCGCCGCGTCGCAGAGCCACCCTGATCCGAATTCGGAGCGCGCTGCCCCGAAGTACAACGCAGCGATAGCCCTGGCCAGGCGATAGAACTGCGCCCTGTGGGATCAGTATGCCCCGACCACGCCGCGCGGTCGACCCATCCCGGGCCAGCGCGGCACCAACCAACGAAAGGCAAAAACATGGCAGCAGCACCATTCAAGAAAAACGCGCCGGTGAAGGCACGCAGTGCGAAGACTGGCAAGGTCTCCGACGGCAAGTTCGTAGCCGAGCGCCCGGCCGGCAAAGGCGTCTTCTACGACGTGGACCTGGGCGAAGCGGGTGGCGGCGTCAAATCCTTCCGACCATCGCAGGTGACCGCAGCGTGAAAGGCCGGCGGCCAAGCCGCCACTAGCACCAACCCGCCCCGCGCCGGGCTCGCGCGGGGACCTGCTCAAACAACCTGCCGGAGTCACCCATGAAACTGCGATGCATCGTCGGGCTTCACAAATGGACGTACACCAGCAACACCACGCGGCAGTGCGCGCACTGCGGCAAGGCTCAGCGACTGGATGAGGAATCGGCGCGCGATTGGGTGGAGGCCAACTGGCTCGATGAGCCGAAGCAGTAGAAGGACCGTCCCGCGCCGGTTAAGCGCGGGAACCACATCGAAGCTGTCGTCTAGCGGCCAAGGGCACCTATTCCGCGCGCGACGGTTCCGGGAGACGCTGGTTCGAATCCAGCCGGCTTCGATGTGGTGAGCGATGGAGCTTAGGCATTTGCCGATCTGAGAAGTCGCATAAATGCAGCGGACATGACAGGCCGTTGCCGCCAAACGCCAGCCTGAGTGCGCACAGGCCCAAGGAGGACTTGGTCAAAGCCTCGCAGTACCCCGTTAGCTCAGTGGAGAGCGCCGAGGAAACTAACTCGGAGGATGGCTTAGCGGCCGGGTTCGACTCCCAGCGGGGCACCAACGAACAACGAAGTCAACAGGGAGAACGCGATGTTAAAGCAGCAGGAGATGCAAGCAGCGAAGAACACCGGGAAGGTCGCGTGCCGGCTGATGTCGTTTCGAAACCCGTACGATCTCAAAAGGCACGCCGTGCTGCACCAAGCTTTCGAGGAAGGCTATGCGGAGGAATTCAAACGCCGCAGGTCCGAGTTGAATGGCACATCGGCAGGTGCTGTATGAGCACCGTCACGCACATCACCGCAGGCAAAGCCTCGCGCCTCGCAGTATCTGCCCTGCTCGCCTTCGCCTACCAGGACTCGGGCTTTGAAAGCGCGCTGACTAGCGGCAACCTGGATGCGCCGAAAGCGGCGCCGGCCGGCAGCCACGTCAGCCGCTACCAGATCGCCGGCGGCGGCCGCAATAGCGTGGCGCCGCAGCTGGCTGCGCGCGAGTTCGGCCTGAGCTACGTGATCACCGTGCGGGACGCTCACGACCGCGCGCGCACCTACACCGCCATCGGCGATCCGCGTGCGCTGGAAGATGCTGCCCGCGACGCCGGCGCCATGGGCTTCTCGATCCGGGTGCGTCAATGAGCGCCGCCATCGCCGCGCTGGAACACATCATCACCGTGGCGCGCTGTGCCGGCGCCAAGTTGAATGGCCGCGAACTGCGCGTTGTCGAAATCGCCCTGGAAGGCTTGGGCTACAGCCCGGACGCGCGCCAGCAAGAATTGCGCATCCTGATCCAGTGGAAGCGCGATCGCATCATGCAGCGGCGCGCCCGCCGAAAGGATCGCCGTGAAGCTGCGTGAATGGCTGGCCATGGCGGCCCTGGGCATGCTGATCGGCAGCGCCTACGCCTTCATGCAGCAGGCCGACGAAGAATCGGCGGTGCGCGACCGCGCGGTCCTCGTCGGCAAGGCGAATAAGTGAAAGCCGCCCTCGCCTATCTCGCCAGCGCCACGCTGCGCAACCTGCGCGCCGGCCACCGCCCAGCCCATGCGCTGCGCCTGGCGTTGCTGAATATCGAAGTGAATAACCTGAACCGGAGAATGAAATGGGAAGCATGAACGATGTGCTTGAAATGGAAAAGCCGGCGGCGGAGCAGCGCGCCATCGCGGCGCCGGCCGCCCAGCCGCTGGCTGTCGTACCCACGACGCCGTTTGAACTGGTCGCCCACGCGGCGGCGCGTGGCGCATCGATGGAGGAGCTGCGCACCTTTATCGAACTGCAGGAGCGCCTGGAGGCGAACCAGGCCCGTAAGGCCTATGTCGCCGCAATGGCGGAGTTCAAGCGCAATCCACCGCAGATCGTGAAGGACAAGCTCGTCAGCTTCGATGGCCGCGACGGCAGTAACACAAGCTACATGCATGCAACTCTGGGTAGCGTGTGCGGCGCCATAGTCGAGGGGCTGGGGAGGCAAGGCTTCTCGCACCGCTGGGACACCGAGCAGCCTCCTAGCGGCATGGTGTCGGTCACCTGCACTATCACGCATTCCATGGGGCACTCGGAGGTCACTCGCATGCAGGCCCCGCCGGATGCCTCGGGCAAGAAGAACGCGATCCAACAGATCGCTTCGACCATCACCTACCTGCAGCGCTACACGTTGCTCGCCGCCTGCGGCCTGGCCACCAACGAGCAGATGGACGACGACGGGCACGGTGGTCAATACACACCAGTGAACGAGACACCGGCCGCCACCACCGTGAAAGGCCAAACATCCTCCGGATTGCCGTTGTGCAGCGACGACCTGTTCGCAGTGGAATCGCCGAAATGGCGGAAGGTCGTCGAAAGCGGCAAGAAAACGGCCGAGGAAATGCTGGCCACCGTCAGCACCCGCGCCACCTTCACCGAAGCACAGAAAAAAACCATCCTCAGCTGGACGAAAAAGCCGGCTGATACAACCGCCGATAACAAGGAATAATCATGCAGCGCGAAATCTCCCTCACCCGCGAAATCCACAACCTGCTGCAGGGCAGCGACGAATGGCACGCCTTCCGCTTCAACCACCACGGCGCCAGCGAGGCCGCCGCGATGCTGGGCCTGTCGCAGAAGGTAACCCGCTCCGAACTCGTGCGCATGAAGGCCACCGGCCTCGCCAAAGAGTTCAGTGACTGGGTGCAAGAGAACATCTTGGACTACGGCCACGAGGTCGAGGCGCTGGCGCGCCCGCTGGCCGAAAAAATCATCGCCGAAGATCTGTATCCGGTCACGCTGTCCTTGGGCGCCGAAAGCGCTTCCTGCGACGGCCTGAGCATGGATGAAACCATCGGCTGGGAGCACAAGCAGTGGAACGCCGAGCTGGCGGCCGCCGTCGCCGCCGGCGAGTTGCCCGACACGCATATGCCGCAGGTCCAGCAGCAGCTCATGGTCAGCGGCGCCGAGAAGTGGATGTTCATGGTCTCCGATGGGACTGAAGAGAACATGGTCTGGATGTGGGTGCAGCCGGATCCAGCCTGGTTCGCGCGCATCGTCGCCGGCTGGGAACAATTCGACGCCGACGTCGCGAACTACACGCAGGTAGACCACGCGGTAAAACCCGAAGCGGCGCCTGCTGCCGCCCTGCCCGCGCTGGTCGTGCAGACCGAAGGTAAGGTCGTCAGCAGCAACCTAATTGTGTATCAGAAGGCCGCAGAGAAGTTCCTGGCCACCATCAAGACCGACCTGCAGGACGACCAGGATTTCGCCGACGCGGAATACAACGTCAAATTCTGCGGCGAGGCCGAGACCAAGCTCGAGCATGCCAAGGCGGCCGCGTTGGCCCAGACCTCGACCATCGACGAGGTGATGCGCACGGTCGACCACATCAAGGCGCAGTTCCGCGCCAAGCGCCTGGAGCTGGAAAAGCTGGTCAAAGTCCGCAAAGAGCAGATCAAAGAAACCATCCTGAACGAAGGCCGCTACGCCTATCAGGACCACGTGCAGAAGCTCGAAACCGAAATCACGCCGATTCGCCTGTCGCTGCCGGCGCCCGACTTCGCCGGCGCAATGAAGAACAAGCGCACGCTGGCCAGCCTGCACGATGCGGTCAACACCACGCTGGCGAACGCCAAGATCGCCGCAAGCCAGGCGGCTGCTGACGTCCGCGCCAAACTCGCATGGTACAACGCCAATGTCGGCGACCACGCTGGCCTGTTCGCCGACCTGCAACAGCTCTCTTGGAAGGCGTACGATGACTTCCAACTGGTGGTGCGCACGCGCATCGCTGATCACCAGCGCGCTGAAGCGGCGAAGGCCGAAGCGCTGCGCAAGCAGATCGAAGAGCAGGAGCGCGCCAAAGCTGAAGCTGCAGCCGCCGAGAAATTAGCCGCCGAGCGCAAAGCGGACGCCGAGCGCCAGGCCGCCGAACAGGCGCGCGTCGCCGCCGAAACGAAACGCCAACTGGAAGCGCAAGCCGCGCAGATCGCAGCGCAGCGCCAGGCCGAAGAGCAGCGCCCGCAGCAGGTCGCCCAGGCCGCGCGCCCAACCACAGCCGCCGCTGCTATCGCTCAGGCCCAGCAACTGGCCGCCGCCGACCGCGCTGCGTCGCTGGCCGAACAAGCCCGCCTTGCCGACATGGCAGACGCCCAGCCAGTCACCGATGCGCCGCCGGCCGCCGCTGCCGATGGCGACTTATTCGGCCACACGACGCCGACGCCCGCCGCGCCGCCTTCGCTGAAGCTGGGCGAAATCAACGACCGCCTGGGCTTCACGATGACTGCCGACTTCCTGGCCTCGCTGGGATTCGTCCACACGAAAACCGACAAGCCGGGCAAGTTGTTCCATGACGCCGACTTCCCGCGCATGTGCGCCGCCCTGCGCCGCCACATCGATGCAGTCCAGCAGAAGTATTCCGCATAACAACCACAGGAGAGCACCATGAGCGCCATCCCCACCATCACCATGCAGAAAGTCGAATCCAGCCAGTTCGCAGCCATCGGCCATGTGCCGGAGCTGAACCTGCTGGCCATCCAGTTCCACCCGAAGAAATCGACGGGTGAGTCGGATATCTACCACTACCAGGGCGTCAGCGCCGACATGTTCGCCGAGTTCCTTGGCGCCCAATCGCAGGGCTCGTTCTTCATTCAGCGCATCAAGAAATGCGCGGACCAGTTCCCTTACACAAAGGTCGACCAGGCGGCGTTCAACCACACCGCGCCGCAGCCGGTGGCGAAGCCTGCCACGCTGGCAGAGGCCGCCGCGCCGGTGCTGACGAAGGAACTGCTGGCCCTGGCGCTGAACGGCCGTCAGACCGGCAGCGAAATCACCCGCGAAGAAGAACTGCAGGCCAAGGCCGCCGGCCTGGTGGTAATTTTCGGTGCCAGCGACGACCTGATGGTGCTGAGCGGCGCCATCGATGACGAGGCGAGCTGCTACGACGGCGGCACGGTGCTGATCGACGCCAAGGGGGCACTGCCGGCGCGCGATGATATCGACCCGGACGACGATGCGGCGCTGAAGGACTACTTCGCCCGCGAGCCGGACGCGAAGAAGGTCGAGGCGCTGTGGTGCGACAGCGATGACAACGCGACCTGGTCGTACAGCACGGCCGTGCCGCACGCGACGTTCGAGGTGTTGGAAGGGGCCGAGGTGTACTGCCGCGGCATCGTAATCAGCGTGGCCGACCTGGGCGGTGCAGTATGAGCAGCCGCGTATCCCGCCGCCTTGCGCAGGCTGGCGCGCAGCTGCAGGCCGCCTGCGACAAGTTCAATGCCGCGAATCAGGTCGGCACCACCGTCACGGTGCTGCTGGACGGAGGCGAAGTGCGCGAGACGATCACCACCAGCGAAGCTCAGGTGCTGAGCGGTCACAGCGCGGTGATCTGGCTCAAGGGCGTCAGCGGCTGCTATCTGCTGGAGCGCGTGACGCCGGTAGTCGGCAAGGCGGCGGCATGAGCAACGTGCAAATCGCCGCCCTGCTCATGAGCGTCAGCGCCGTCATTTTTTCGTGCGGCGCGATGCATGTGCAGCATATTGCGCGCGGCAAGGCACCCGCCGAACCTGCGCCGCTCGCGCCGGCACCGGTTGCGCTGATCGAACCATTACCGGCCCAGCGTGACGATGATGGCTGGTATTGGCACCCGGGCCTGCCGGACTTCGAAGAAGACCACCGGGCGTACGCCGCCTGGATGCTGGAGCAGGGCTTGGAATATCGCTTCGACTCGCTCGAGGATGAGCGTGATGACCATCCGGCTGCCATCGCGTATTACGAGCAGAACGCCTGCCACGTGCGCGATTGGTACTGCGAACCGCCGGCCGGCGAAGGCTGGTTCACCCTGTCGATACACGACAGCGAATCCGGGCCGCAGTGGGTGTGGGTGCGCCGTGTCGGCACCGAGGCGCTAATGGCGGCGGTCCAGGCCGAAGCGCTGGCATACCACGAGCGCTACTACGTGAAGCTGCTGCCGAACGGCCAGCGCTACAGCGGGTCGACGTTCAAGAACAATGGCGAGCCGATCCTGCTGCGCGCCGATGGGAAGCGCAGTGTGTTCTGCGACCTGTGCGATGACTTGGAGGGCGCATGACCCACGAATGCACCGAAGCGCGCTTCCTGCGCGACGTGGACGATCACAAGATGATCGTGATCCGCGATGAGGGCGCGAACCGCCATGTGCGGTTCAAGCAGCCAAATAGCAGCAACATGTATTTCGACCTGATCACCTGGCCGGGCTACCTCTGCTACACCGGCGACATGGGCACCTACGTGTTTCAGCGCACCGAAGACATGTTTGCATTTTTCCGGACGGATCGCCTGCACCAGCGCCCAGGAGACGCGCGGCTGGCCGTCAACCGCAGCTATTGGGGAGAGAAGCTTGAAGCTATCGGTAAAAACGATGGTTACCGGGAATTCTCGTCCGACAAATTCAAGCAGCAGGTGATGCAGTATGTCGAGCGCTGCGGCCTGACCGGCAAGCTCGGGCACGGACTGCGCGAAGAACTGGAATCCGAAGTGCTGGCTCATGCCGACGACGGCGCCGATGAGGCCTACCGCGCGGTGCGAGATTTCGTATGGGACGGCCGTGCCGTGTTTAACGACTTTTGGGAGGTCGACTGCGAAGAGTACACCTTCCGCTTCCTCTGGTGCTGCTACGCGCTGGCTTGGGGCATTGAGCAATACGACAAGGTCAAGCAGGCGGCCGAGGCGGTGCCAGCGGAGACACCGCCATGACGCGCCGCACATTCTTTCTCGCGCACGAACAGGCCCGGCGCAATGTAGCCGACTTCGCGCAAAAGGCGCCAGATGGCTGGATGGTGGTGTTCTCCGAGCCGCGCAAGAAACGCGCCCAGGAAGAAAAGTACCACGCCATGATCGCGGAAATCGCCTCCCAGGTCGAACACATCGGCCGCAAGTGGGATGCCGACGACATGAAGCGCCTTCTGGTGGATGAGTTCGCCGACGAGATGCGCCTGGCCGGTACGCCACTACACCACGACGGCCGGGTGACCGTCAGCTTTGATGGGCGCCGCACCGTGCAACTCGGCATTCAAACAGCCGAGTTCTACGTGAAGGAAGCAGCGCAGTTCATCGAGTTTTTGTATGCCTTCGGCGCCGCTCGCGACGTCGTTTTTTCCGAATAGGATCAGTAATGTGGTTTAAAAATCTTCAAATCTATCGCCTGCCGCGCGACTACGCGCTGACCGCCGACGCGCTGGCCGCCGCCCTCGCGAAGCAAGCATTCGCACCGGCCAGCAGCAGCGAGCTGTTACGCCAGGGCTGGGACGCGCCTCGCAAGGACGGCGGCTTGGTGCACACCGTCAACAGGCAGATGCTGATCCGCCTGCGCGGCGAGAAGAAGCTGCTGCCGGCGACCGTCATCAACCAGATGACGAAGGCGCGCGCCGCCGAAATGGAAGAGGCCCAGGGCTTCGCGCCAGGCAAAAAGGCGATGAAAGAACTGAAGGAGCGCGTCACCGACGAACTGCTGCCGCGCGCCTTCAGTATCGAATCGAACACCTGGGCCTGGATCGATCCAGTCAACGGCTGGCTGGTCATCGACGCCGCCAGCCCGGCCAAGGCCGACGAAGTGATCAAGCTGCTGCTCAAGGCGGTCGACCGCATGCCGCTGGAAAGCCTGCGCGTGCAACGCTCGCCAGTCGGCGTCATGACCGAATGGCTGGCCACCGACGAGGCACCGGCAGGCTTCACCGTCGATCAGGACGCGACGCTGCGTGCCACCGGCGAAAGCAAGGCGCAGGTGGCGTACAAGCGCCACACGCTGGAGCCGGCCGAAGTGCGCCGGCACATCGACACCGGCAAGCAGTGCACCCGCCTGGCCATGACTTGGGACAGCAAGATCAGCTTCGTGCTGGACGAGAGCCTGGCCGTCAAGTCGGTCAAGCCGCTGGACGTGCTGACCGAGCGCGAGATCACCAGCCACAACGACGATGAGCGCTTCGACGGCGACTTCGCGCTGATGACCGGCGAGCTGGCAAAGATGCTGGGCGACCTGGTCGAGGTACTGGGCGGCGAGGCAACGATGGAAGCGTCTGGCAACCAGGCAGAGCCGGGGCAGCAGCAGGTCGAACGCGCCATCAAGCTCACCTCGGAAATGTACAACGTGCGCGACATGCACCGCGCCGTGCTAGACACTCTGTACGAGCAAACGTTGAAACCGTACATCGACACCGTCCGCGAGTCTATGCAGCAGACCGGGGCCGACGAGATCCAAACAGCGCTCACGCTGGCGAAGCAACACACCGGTGGCGCGCAGACGGCGCAAATGTTCTTGGTCGCGGCGATTGAAATGGTCGAGCCAAGTCCACGGCCGGCCAAAGGTGACGAGCCGGTACGCGAGCAGCGCGTGGTCGGCGCTGCGACCGACGTGCCGGCCGGCGACGGCAGCGCCACCGATCCGCTGTACGACCAGGCCGTGGCCGTGGTGCGCACCAACCAGCGCGCGTCGGTATCGCTGATCCAGCGCCACCTTCTGATCGGGTACAACCGAGCGGCGCGGCTACTGGAGGCCATGGAAGGATCGGTCGTCGGACCGGCAGGTTCGAACGGCAGCCGCGAAATTCTCGCGTAGCGATTTATGACGATTTCAATGGGACCAGTGATAAATGTGACACCCCAGGCAAGGAGGCTAGCCATTGCCACAGGTTCCCGCCATCGTAGGAAATCGTGAACGTCAAGAGGAAAAACCAAAACGCTGCGAGTACCGCACCAACGTAAATAGGAATTCTGCTAACTGAGAACTTCATCAAAATGACACTATTCCAAAATCTATGCCAAATCCAAGGTTTGCCAAGCGCTAGCTCCTCGCGATTTGCTTTGGTCGTCGCCTTCGCGATGATTTCGAGCGGGTCAGCTTGGCGCGCCAAGGTCGAGTTCACCACATTCAGCCGGGTCAGCTCACTCTGCTTTAACCCATCTTTGTCCGCCGTGAAAAAATGGCTGACTCGAGGCTCATCCTTGAGCGCTTCAAGCAACCAGATTTCGGTAGTCTTCGCCGCTCGCTCCCAGCGCACCTGCCAATATTTCGAGCCCGCAGCCATACCTATCTGGAGGATCGATACTAGAAATCCCGCCGCGCAGACTGCGAAAGCGACTACAGGAGCAGCCGCTCCCCCAGACTGGATCAGACCTGCCATCAGTACACCCTGGAAGATCATGAAGAAATTATTTCTTTGGGTCAATTGCGCGATTTCGAATTCGCGCTGGCGAAGAGCGAGCTCGAATGCAGCCGCCAATTTGCCAACAGGAGAGTCTGAGCCATCGATCAGCTGCGACGCCGAATGGGGCGTAGTTGATGACTGCGCCTGAGCGCTAGTTGGCGTTTGAGGGGCAGTTGCCATTTCGATTAATAGTTAGCAAAAGGGAATATTAGCATGAGTAGGGACCATCCGATTCTCTTCAGCGCACCCATGATCCGCGCACTGCTCGGCGGCACCAAGTCGCAGACGCGGCGCATCGTGAAGCCCGATCCAGGCCCGTACTGGAATCCAGTCGTGGGCTTGTGCAACCCGGCTGTAATCGACAACAGCGGGTACGACGCGCCCGGCCCTGAAATCTTCGGCGCATCGGACGAAACTGCCGGCCGAAAATTCCCGCACGGCGGCCCTGCCCACTGCATCTGGGTGCGCGAGACCTTTTTCGCCTACGGCCGCTGGGAGACTCGCTACACCGAGAAGAAACAGCGCGACGAGTGGCACTTCATCGACATGACGACCGAGTGCGGCCGCGCCTACCAGTACGACGCCGACAGCCCTGACGTGTCGCTTGCAACGGGACGCGGAGGCGCGCTGCCAGGATGGTACAAGCGGCCCGCCATCTTCATGCCGCGCGCGGCCAGCCGGATCCTGCTGGAGATCGTCAGCGTGCGCGTGGAGCGGCTGAACGATCTCAGCGAGGCGGATGCAATCGCCGAGGGCATCGAGCAAATGCCGTGCGAGGTGCCCGACACCAAGCTCTGGCGCAATTACCGCCCCGAGAACGGCTGGACTCCTCGGGTATGCATGCCTCAAAACTCGTTCCGCTCGTTATGGGAGTCGATCAATGGGGAGCCGAACTGGCTGACAAACCCATGGGTCTGGGTGGTCGAGTTTAAGCGGGTGGCGCCTTGACCAGGATCGCCAACATCGGCAGCGGCTGCGCTGCAGCTCTGGCGGCAATCGCGCACCTTCCGCATGTGAAGGTGCTCCTAGAGTCCGCGCAGGAGGCCGACAAGGAAGCCGTCCGCTCGCGCATCTTGACCAGTCGCGGCCACGGCTGCGTCGCTGGTCAGCAAGTGCAGGTTGGCAGCGAAGTCTATGTCATTGCCGGAGCGCCGAGCCGCGTCGAGATGGATCTTGAACGGATGGTACGCGCGTCTAGTCAGGAACCGAAGCGCAGTGCGCCCGCCTACGGCAGCGACCGCCCTTACCTCAAAAAGAAGAAAGGCAGATCATGAGCAGCAATAACAAACCTGCGCGCGACCACAATGCCCGCGCCACCGTCTGGCGCGAGATCCTGGTGATCTACGGCCTGCTGATCGCCGCCCTACTTTGGGACTGGCTGGCATGAGCGCCCGCGACAAACTGCCAGCGGCGCCGGTTGAAACCGCCCGCGACCTCGCCGAAAAGCACGACATGCGTCTCCTGCGCGCCAAGCAGCTGTGCCGTCCGGTGCTGTACAAGGGTATCAAGCAGTTCATCGCCGGCCTGCACTGGCACAAGGGCGATGCCGAAGGAACGGTCTACCTGGAAGGCATCGTCGAGCCGGTGCGTCCGAGTGAATTAACGATTACTGAGGAACCGCAATGATAAGCAAAATTGAGAACGGCGACGCCGGCGCAACTTTCCAGCAGCGCGTGCAACCTTGGATGCTGGCCTGTTTCGGCGAGCTGATCGCCAGCGACCGCGAAGAGCGCAACCACCGCTTCCTGGAGGAGGCGCTGGAGCTAGTGCAGGCCACCGGCTGCACGGCCAGCGAGGCGCGCCAATTGGTGGACTACGTCTACGGCCGGCCGGTCGGCGAGCCAGCTCAGGAAGTCGGCGGCGTCATGGTCACGCTGGCAGCGCTGTGCCTGGCGAACGATCTGGACATGCACCAGTGCGGCGAGACCGAACTGGTGCGCATCTGGACGAAGGTCGAGGCGATCCGCGCCAAGCAGGCCGCGAAGCCGAAGCATTCGCCGCTGCCGGCCGCGCATGCATCAGCGCCAGTGGCAGCGAGCACAGATCTCGTGGTAGCTGCTCAAGCGCTGCTGGCAGAACACGAGGAGGCATGCCTCACTGATCCGATGTTCGCGCTGGTCGAGATGGCGGAGGATGATGAGGACGCTGAGGTCAGTGCGGTGCTTCTTGCAGACCTGTTCCGTGCAGTTCGCGTTCTCACCGCCTCACAGCAGCATGCGCAAGCCTCCGACCCAATCGGCGAGCACAATTCCCAGGCCGCGCAGGAGAAGCTGGTGGAGCATGCGCACGCGGTGCCAAAGTGCAAAAACTGCGGCGGCACTGGTGTCGTGGATGATGGCGAAATTGACTGCTACCCAAATGGTGAGCCGTTCATGCATGGTCCCGTAAAGTGCGTGAAGGATTGCCCTGATTGCAGCGGCGACATGGCAGTACTGGCCCAGCCCGTAGCAGGGGAACTGCCGCCGCTGCCCACGAGTTGCGATGGATTCGGTCTTACTTGGACGGAGCCTGAAGCCAAAGCAATCCGCATCTACGGCCACCAGTGCCGCGCTGCTGCGCTGGAACGGACAGGGAATGCGGCACACCAGTTCGCGCTCGAGCAGCTTGATCCTGACCGCTTGCAAGCCGGGCTCGACTGCGAAGCGGTAATTCGCGCACTCAACAAAACGGAGGGCGCATGAGCGAATTCTACGGTGAACTGCGCCGCGTGATACGGCAACAAAACATGCTTTCCCAAGCTGCGGCCATGATGCGCCACGCCCTCAAACAATAAGGACACTACCATGGAAACGAACAAAGACATTCAGGCGCTGAGCGAAATCGACTTGGTGCGTGCGCTGCGCAAAGCAATCGAAAGCACCAAGGTGCCGGACGACTTCCGTGCTGCACTGGTTGGCTATTTCGGCAATGAGGTTCGCGCCATCCTCGTCGCCCGCCAGCCCGCGCCAGCAGTCGGCCAACAGGCCGGTGGTGTGGTAATGGACGAGGTGATCGATGCGCTTACGTTCTATGCCGATGGAAATCATTTCGCCAGACACGCCCCTGATGCGTGGGATACGGTGAGTGGCGAGCCTTCCAACTTTCTTGAGGACAGAAGCAACACCGCAACTGTCGAGGACGGATGGATCGCGAAGGCCGCATTAGAGAAGCTTTTGGCCGCACATCCCCCAGCAGATACAGCGCCAGTGGATGCGAAGCCGGTAGAACTGGAGCAACTGCACACGGCTGCGGCTCAGCACAAGATGGCTTTGGTCCCGCTGCACCTCACCCGCGGCATGCTGGAAGTGTTGGCCGATGAGTGGGAGTGGGAAGACTTGCTCGCGGCGGCGGAAGCCATCACCGATGAGCAGTATGCCGAAGTCTGCGCAGGCCCCAGCGCCGCACAGCGTCGCGTTGAAGAGCTGGAATACCTGCTTGAAGCCGCCCAGCCCTCCAACGCGCAGGGTGAGGCGGTTCCTTGGCCCGCGCAACAGAATGGCGGTTTAGTGCGCTCGGCATTGATTGATGTGATGGTAGCTGAAAAGTTCGCGCTTAACGGTGCTGGCGACTTCCAATCGCAATCCGATCTGACGGCCCGTTTTGCTCGTGCACGGCAAGCTCTGGCCGCAACTGCCGGCGACGTGCAGGGTGAGGCGCTGAACCAGGAAGCGGGCGATGTGGATCGTTATCGTTTGCATGAGCACTCGGAAGGCGCTTACTTCCACAAGGAAGGCGAATTCGTAAAATACAGCGACTATGCAGCCCTCGCCCAGCGCGGCGCCAGCCAGCCGGACAGCGAGCACGATGCTGCGACACCCGCCGCAGTGATCGCTTGGCACGCCGCCGAGAAGGCGCGCATCGAAGCCGTTGGCAAGTACAACGGAAAGCTCGCCGCAGCAAAGGACCATGACTTCCCCGGCCCAGACGTGAGCGCCGAGTTCAAGGTGATGACGGATGCCGGCAATGTAGCGCACCGCCTACTGCGCCCGATGTATGAAGCTATCGCTGCCATGGCCGCGCAGCATGGCGAGAAAGGCGGTGCTGCGTGAGCCTCTACAACACCCTCATGACCCGGCCTCGCGAGCGGCTCGTGAAGGAACTGCAGGGCGAGGCGCGCGACAACGCCCTGCTCCGCCGGCGCGCGCTCGAGCTGGAAACCGAACTGTTCTGGCTGAAGCTGGAACTGAACCGCGCACCGCTCGGCGCCACCGCCGCCCTGCTCCTGGAAATCTCGGAATGCGCCGGCGGCATGGTGAACGGCAACCAGCTGGCCAGCCGCGCCAAAGCGGCCGTGGCAGCTGACGGCGCCGCCCTGGGCCTGCGCCTGGTGGTCGATCCGAGTCTGCCGCCCAACATCGCAGAAATCCGCAGCGATGCCGGGAAGCTGGTGGTGCGGATCGAGAACATCGGGCAGCCGGCACATGGCTCAGTGGAGGCGCGCGATGCCCGGTGCTGA